GTTTTTCAAAATTATATTAAATGATATTCTTATTTATAAGTAATATCAGTATTCTGTATAGGATACATCCAGCTATTTTCAAATGTTTAAATAACCTTCTTAAACGAAGAGTTATAATATATATTTGTTATATGTATAATTTATTTTTTTAATTATATATAAAAAATATATTATATATTATATATTAATAATGTATAATTATATTGTTAATGATAACAATCTATCCATGATAAAAATCTGGCATTCAATTAAAAAAAAATTTATTAAAAGAAGTCCTAAATTAGATTCGTCAAATATAAATAAAATTTTATTTAATAGGTCTGTAACAAATTTTAGTGCATCAGACATTTATTTAAAGAAAAAAATGGTTTATAGCAAATCATTTAATATAAAAAGAGGAGATTTTTATAGTGATTATGATTTGGTTATTTAAAATTATTTCTTTCGCGATTTTTCAAATATTGAATTCTAGCTTTTTTTTTATTGATTATATTTTTATAATCTTTATTCAATGTCGAGCTATATAATAATACATTATAATTCTGCTTAATAATTTTATTTTCATTAGATGTTTGTTTTTTTGTATTATTAGTATTATTTATATTTAGTAAATCATTTGTAATATTTGGACTACTTACACATCTAACTAAATTCATCTTATGTTTTTGATAACAATTAGATATATTTACTAAAATAATGATAATAGTCAATTTAATAAATTGCTTTAACATAATTATTATTTAATAATAATATTAGAAAAACAAAGTATCAATTTTTACACTCATTAAATATAAACTTTAATTTTTTATATTCTTCCAAATTCATAGTACCCATTTTCAAATTACAATTTTTACATATTGGCATCATATTATTATAAGATGTTTCTCCACCAAGTGCATGTGCAACTATATGACCACATTGCATATTATTGAAATATAATTCTTCTTCGCATGTATAACATATACCTTTATCACATTGATTTTGATTTATTTTTTTCCAGATTTGTATTTTTAATTCATTTGATATTTTTGGTCTTTTTTTGTTTTTATCTATGTCACGAAGAAATTCATTGCATATCTCGCTTATTTTTTTATTATTTATTAATGCATATAGTGCTAAATCCAACCATTCAAAATTACTAAATATGGATAAATAACAAACATCACATTTTTCGCTAATAGCTTTCTTTTTACAACTTTTAAATTTATTATTATCAACTGAATTTATCTGATTATCAGCAATGCTATCTAAATAATTATTAATTTCAATAATTACATTATATACATCTTTAATACCTTTATTATGTTGTGCTAATTTACCTTTAAAATCTCTTACTTTAATATTATCAAGCATACATTTATAAGATATATTAGGACATCGCGTATTCTCCCTATCTTGATGAATATATGCTCGCGTAAATTTACTAAATAATGACTGGGCTAAATCTCTATCAAAATTAACTATATTACCTATTGGTTTAATTGGAGAGTTTTTATTAATTTTATTAAAATACTCTTCAACTTCACTATAATTATTTACATAATATATTACTAATGGTACTATAAAATTACAAATAGTATATCCTCTGTCATTTAATTCAGAAAATGCTACTAATCTATGCTGACCATCTAATAAATATCCTATTTTATCATCTTCAATATATGCTACTGTAAATGTTTGCAACATTGAAAAATGTCCTTTTGTATTATATTCATTAATTTGGTCTGCAATCATATCTTCAATATGTTTATTATCAAGTAATCTTTGTAATTCTGGTGTTTTATATTTATTTATTATATTTGTTATTTTTTCTAATTTAATTTCTGGATGCTTTACCATTCTCTTGAAATGTTATAATATAATATTGATTATTTTTTATATATTAAATGATAATAGAATGTCTAGTTCAAAATCAAGTAATAATTATATTGATTTTAACATACATACTCCTGCATATCCGCGTTAACCATACAAACCTAATTTTTCAAAAATAAGTAGTTCTTCTAGTAAATCAAAAACTAGCAAAAAAAGAGCAACGTCTATATAATTATATACGATAATTATAGAATATGAGTAAAATACCAAAAGAAGCTATATGTATTAGAAATACAAGTACGTGGGCTCATGTAAAACCTTATCATAAGTTTGATTCTGCAAAATTTAATAAAGAAGAAGTTTTACAAGATTTACCATTAATGTCACCTAAAATCCACGCAATGTTAAATAAAATAAAAGAACTGGATGCACTAGATATGAGCAATGATGGTAAATATTACAAACACATTATATATAGTGATGTTACTGGTGTAAATGGTGCTAAAATGGTAGCATCATCATTAATAGCAAATGAATACCAGTTAGTATATAATAAAGGAAAATTTGTAAAGGATTTACCTCAATCTAACTATACTTTTGGTTTATTAACCACATCAACTGTTTATCAAAAACCATTAACAGTTGGTTTAAAAAAGAATATGATGGCTAAAATGAATGAACGTCCTGTAAATGTAAATGGTGCTAATATGCGCTTTATAATATTAGATTCTGGATTTAAAGAAGGAATTGATGTATTTGATGTTAAATATATGCATATATTAGAACCATTAACAACAAAAGCTGAAAATACACAAGTAATTGGTAGAGGAACACGTTATTGTGGTCAGTCTGGTCTACCATTTAAACCAAATATAGGTTGGCCATTAAACGTATATAGATATAATATTAACTATAACGAGGATATGACTGTGCATGATTTATATATAAAGCATAGCAATCAAAATGTAAGTGCTCTTAATTTTGCAGCTGATATTGAAGACATCATGATAGCAGCATCTGTTGATTTACCATTAACAGAAAATATTCATATGTTAAAAACTAAAAATAATAGATTTTATAATGAAATTACAAGTTTAATAGCAAAAAAAGAAAATAAAGATTCTAAACCTAATAAAAAAGATTTAATTAAAATTGTTAGTAATATACATGGAAAAATTTATACTAATGAAGAGAAATTAGATTGTAAACATAAATGTAAAGGTCCATTTGAAGAATTAGAAGATGCAAATGCTATATTAATAGCAGCAGCAATATATGATGTTGATAATTTAGAAGATAGATATAGAGAAAAAAAAGGAAAGAAAATATTAGGTAAAAAAATATTAGATAATAAAATTACTGATGGTAAATTATTAAATGCTTTATTAGAAAAATATCCAAAACCTATTTTATGTAATTATCTTGATAAACGAAAAAGCTATTGTAATGCTGTGAATAAAATATGGTTACGACCATTATTTATGTTTAAAATTTTTGGAGATAAAATAATAAGTAATCTAAAATATTATAAACGTAAAGATTTAATAACAGAAAAAAATTATAATGATACATTAAAATTTGTTAAATATTATAGGGATAAAGCGTCTATTAAAAAACCTGTAATATTACCTGTTCCACCAATGGAAAAATTAAAATATTTTGATTTATATAATTATATAAATTTACATTTTAAAGATTTTAAATGGTCATCATTAGAAATTAAAAATAAATGTATTTCTCAAACCGAAAAAGATTCTAATTATAATAAAAAAGAATATGAAATAGTAAATTTCTCAAATACACAATCTTTTGTACAAAACTTTTTAACACCTGATTCTCCTTACAAGGGTTTATTCTTGTATCATAGTGTTGGTTCAGGAAAAACTTGTTCTGCAATAGCTTCTGCAACAAAGAGTTTTGATGAAAATGGTTATACTATATTATGGGTAACGCGTCACACTTTAAAAGAAGATATCTGGAAAAATATGTTTGAAAAAATATGTAATATGAAAATACGCGCCATGATACAAAATGGCAAAAAATTACCAAAAACAAGATCAGAACGTATGGCTTTGTTAGGTAAAAATTGGTTACAACCAATTTCATATAAACAATTTACAAATTTAATAAAAGGAAAAAATAAATTTTATAAACAAATGGTAGAACGCAATGGTAAAGAAGATCCCTTCAAGAAAACATTAATAATTATTGATGAAATACATAAAGTATACAGTGATACATTATCCAGATTAGAAAAGCCTAATCCAGAAGTATTACAGGGTATGGTACAAAAATCTTATAGTGTATCTAAAAAAGATTCTCTTAAATTATTACTTATGTCTGCAACACCAATAACAGAGGATCCAATGAGTGCTATAAAAATATTAAATTTATTATTGGAAGGTGATGATAGATTCCCAGAAGATTTTGAAGAGTTTAAATCATTATATTGCAATGAAAATGGTTTATTTAGTAATTTAGGTTCTTTTAGTTTTATAGATAAAATATCTGGATTGATTAGCTGGATTGATAGAGGTAATGATCGTAGTCAATTTGCTTATCCTATAATAAATGATATAATATTAAATATAAATACAGAAATAGCAACTAATCAAAGAATGGTTGAAATAGAACAAAGGCTAGAAGTATTAGAAGAAAATAAATTAAATACAGATAAACAATTCAATAAACAACAAATTAAAGAATTTACAAAAGAAATCCGTGAGCTAAATAAAGAGAAAAAACAATTAGATAAACAAGATACAGAACCTAAATCTATTTTAGATTATGTTAATAAATGTTTTAGTAAATCAAAAGCAACGAAATAAAAAAATATATAACTAAGGAACATACTTAGTGCGTAATTATTTATATAACAATTTTACAAAATCTTAATAGGTAATGATATTGTTATATTCTTTAATAGTTTCGGTAATATTATTTGCATTATATTATTATATTAATACAAATAATAAAGATAAAAATGAAGATTATAATGAAAATAAAGAGTTTTTCACTATTAACAACTTTGTTATATTTTCTATAATATATGTATTTATATTTTCTTTACTATATCTAGCATTTGATGACGGGTCATCATTAGTTAGTCTTGGTATATTAACTGATGATGATTATAGTAAGCCAAATAAAATAACTAAATCAAATATTGTAGACCCATCTTTTCTAAAAAATAATTATGAACCAATGAAAACAGGGCATGAACCATATAATAGCAATAGTTCTGATGGTTCAGATGTGTCTGAATCTTCATCATCCGAAGATAGCTCTGCTTCTGACTCAGATTAAAAATAAGTAATAAAGTTAAAAACGAGTACATAATTTTATTTTTTTATTGATTTTATAATGTTTATAGATTTTTAAGATATTTATAAAATTATGTACTCAAATAATAATCAAGATAAATATAAAAAAAAATTGATATGCTTTATATCATATAAAAACTACTTGGAAGATGACAACCCAATCAGAAGGTTTAAGCAAAAGACATAAGGATATGAATAAAGATGGCAATCATCTAAATGATGATAGCAAAATATCTGAAAAAATATTGGATAGTTCCATGTCTGAAATAATAAATTATACAAAAAAAAAATTTGAACCATTTGGATACAAAATTATATTAGAGAAGAAAATCACACTATACCAATGTCAAAAATATTTACATGAGGCAGGAGGTCCAGAGCCAGATAGTGAAAATAAGAATTATTATATGAAACCCGATGGTGGTATTATATATGCTTTAAAAGATAATAAAAAAATACCAATACTTATAGTTGAAGATAAAGTACAAGGAACAAATGATAAACGTTATTGCGAGAATAAAGCTCGCGATAGTACTGGCAATGCTATTGAGCGAGCAGCAAAAAATATAAGAGGAGCTGAAATGATATTTATAAATCAAAAAATATTCCCTTATGTTTTATTTGCCGCCGGATGTGATTTTCATAAAACAGAATCTATAAGTAAACGTATAGAAATGATGAATATGGGATATCCAAACCATTATATTGATATTGACGAAAAAACAACTCCTGAAAATATTCAAACAAATATGGAAAAAATAGTATCAGACATAAATATCAACAAACGATGCGGTGGAAGTATTGCTTCAATATTTATCAAAGCGCACAAATGGGATAAAATGAGTCATAATTCATCATTGTGGAAAAAAGAAGAAAGAGTTTATATTTTAAAAAGTATTATAGATAAGGTGTTTATGTCGTTTTCTTAGAAATCAGATACATTATTTCCATTACTTTATTATTTCTTTCTTTAAGATTTCTACTACCTTTATATGTATCATACATTATTTCATATTTTTTAACATTATATGGTTCAAATAATTTTTTCCAATCATCGTCTGTAATAATACCTTCATTATTATATGAAATCAATAAATATTTTGATTTAGCAATTCCATTTTTCATTAAATCTTTCATTGATTCAATAGCATTTCTGTTATTGTAATTAGATTTATTCCATTTTTTTGGAATACCAGAAACATTTGAAATATTCTCAGGCTCTTCATTTTTAGCAATAATATTTAACATAAAATAATTACTTCCATATGGATGTTGGTTATAAGGGGGATCTAAATACATAACATCGATATCATCGGGTAGTTCATTAACTAATATATTAATATCTTTATTTGAAACATGAGCATTATACTCTAAATTATTCCAAATAGGAATATCTAATCTAATTGACTTTTTAATACGACTTAGAGCATGTTGACCTTTCCCCCCAAAACATCCAATATTATTATTTTTATAAAATCCTTTGAATACACCAGCTGTATTTGCATGAATACTAGCTTTATTTAGTAAAGGAACAATGCAATAATTTACAATATCAGATTCTACATTATCAGATATATATTTTCTAAGTGTATCTATTATTAGTGCATTTTCTCTTGTGTAAAAACATCTTTCACCATCCTTAATATCATCACTATTAGCCGGAGCATAATATTTACATATGATTCCTTCATAATAAGGTCCATTTTCTGCTATTTCATTCATTTTGTTAATATGATTTACAATATTGCTTTTTTGAATATCAGATGGTTTAACTAAATAACAATATGCCATAAGATATGAATATAATTCTAAATCATTTGTGTAAATATTGTTTGAAACATAACTAAGTTCTCTTGAAACAACAGATGATCCAGCAAAACCATCAACAATGTTCAACTTATCTTTTAAAAGATTAGATCTAATATCATCAATGATAGAACGAATATGTGATACAAGCTTTCTTTTATTACCAATGCATGTTAACATTGTTTGATTAACGTATTCATCATGATGATTATCCATAATTATACTATTTATTATATAATTAATATTTATATATCAATTTTTGAAAGAGTACATAATTTTATTTTTATTTAGATTTTATAAACTTTATAGAATTTCAAGATATTTAAGAATTATGTACTCTTTTTAAATATTTAAGTATATAAGGAAAATATAATGAATCAATATGCTTGGATAGTTTATATAGGTGGGATTTTTTCATTTATAGCATCTATGGGTATAGGGGCTAATGATGTTGCCAACTCTTTTGCCACATCGGTGGGTGCTAAATCTCTTACTATTAAACAAGCTGTTATATTAGCTTGTATTTTTGAAACTAGTGGTGCTATTTTAATGGGTTCTCATGTTTCCGAAACTATCAGAAAAGGTATTGCTGATTATGAATGTTTCCAAAATGAACCCTATACGCTAATGTATGGATGTATGTGGGTTTGTTTCTCTGTCGCTTCATGGCTATTTACAGCTTCTTATTTAGAAATGCCTGTTTCTACAACACATTCATGTATAGGTGGAATGATTGGTATGACTATTGCAATAAAAGGTAGCAATTGTGTAATATGGTATACTCCAAAAAATACATTTCCTTATGTAGGTGGTGTTCTCGGTATGGTTTTGTCATGGTTTATTTCACCATTGTTATCCGGACTTATATCTTCAAGTTTATATGGAATAATCAGAAAAACTATATTACGAAAAAAATACGAAGATAAATATATATTTTATGCGTATCCTTTGCTTGTTGGCATAACTATGCTCTTAAACTCGTTTTTTATATTTTATAAAGGAGCAAAAGGAATTGGTTTAGATGATACTCCATTAGGTGCAGTTATAGGTATTTCATTTGGTATTGGTATATTATCGGGTTTATTAACAATACCTGTATTGCAAAAGATATATAATAATGTTAATAATAAACATAAATTTGCAAAAATACAAGTAACCGATTTAGAAAATAATAATACTGAAATAATTGAAATCAAAAATGATAATCCTAAGACATTATATGATAAAATTATTAATATAGATATTAACACTTTTGATAAAGTTGAAGATAAAGATTTAGATATAATAAATGCTTTAAATAAAAATGCTGAGGAATTTGATCCACGTACAGAAGATTTTTTTAAATACTTGCAAATATTTTCTGCTTCTTGTGCTGCGTTTAGTCATGGAGCCAATGATGTTGCTAATGCCATTGGACCATTTGCTGCAATATTAACTATATATTGGGAAGGTGATGTTAGAAAAAACTCTGTTATGGACAATAATGCATACTGGATATTGAGCTTAGGTGGTGTTGGTATATCTCTTGGATTATTATTATATGGTTATAAAATAATACGTGCGATTGGGTTAAAATTATGTAAAATAACACCATCAAGAGGTACTATTATAGAATTAAGTGCGGCTCTTGTAACAATATTGGGAAGTAGACTTAAAATACCTCTTTCAACTACTCATTGTCAGGTGGGAGCTACTTGTGGTGTCGGATTACTTGAAAGCTCCTGGAAAGATAATGTTTCTGGTATAAACAAAAAAATAATATATAAAACTATGTTTGGATGGATAGTTACTTGTGTATTCGTAGGTTTTGTTACAGGTATATTAACAGCACAAGGTATATATGCTCCTATACTAAATAAATAAATATATTAATATAATATAAATGAATTATTATTTAGATAAAACATTAGATATTAACGGAACATTTGTAGTAAAAGGTTCAATTATTAATATTAAAACAGAAAAAACATTTAATACTTATACAGATTTAATTAAATTAACTTCATTATTTGAGACGGATAAAGAATTAAATGATGTTAATGTTGATGGTAATTTAATTATAAGAGAATATGAAGATTTTTTCTTAAATATAAAAGGAAGTTCTATTGTAAATAATTATACTACCTTAGAATAATTAGCTATATTTATTAATAACTTATTAAATAGTCCTAAAAAAGCACCAAGTCCTATAATACATCATCGTCTATTGAATTAATTTATAGATCGCATTGCAAAGATGGTAAGAAAAATGTAACAATTAATAATTTAATATAAAGAATTAGTTATTGGAACTTGGCGCTGAGTTATCAAGATAATTAGTAAAATCATCTGTCATTTTACTTGGAGGGGGAGTGTTAGGATTACTGGCATTCCTAAGATTAATATTAGTATCAGTCATTTTATAATGATTTTTGCTTGTTCTACGATTTCTAATTGCTGTTGAACGTGATACATATTTTTTATTACACTTGTTATAACAAGTGTCTTTATTGAATAGCTTTTTAATAATTGGATACATGTTGCAATCAAATGAGTTTACTACGTTAATTAGAAAAGCAAATGTAATAATTAATTTGATAATGGTATTCATTTTATGTGTTCTATGATATTATTATTTATTTGATGTATCAATTTTTTATAAAAGACATTAAAAAGCTATTTATAAATTACGTGTGCCAGCAAAATCAGATTTTTTCTTATGAAGTAAATGTTCATTCTAAAAATATTTGTAATAAAATTTATAAAATCAAAAAATATTTAATAGAACATAAAGAAAATAGTAAAGGTGTTTGATGAATTAACGTGTTCTAGATGTATGATTAGTTTTGCTTTCAGACAAGCAAAAGCCAATCATATAAAAAGAAATACTAATATGGATATTAAGATATATGAACAAATAGAGAATATTAGAGATTTAATAAACAATAGTAAAATGAAAATAAAAGAAGAATTAAATAATGAATATAAGGAAGATAACAAGATTAACATAAGAATAATATTTCAAGATATTTAAATTATAATAAATATGTTCTATTTATAATAAAAATTGATTCGACACTACTTAATAATATAAGTATCATGACTGATATTATTAGCAAAGCAATTGCCGGAAACCAGAAAAGAATCGAGTCTTGCAAAAAAGTAGGAGCTAAAAAAAAGATAGTAGGTCATAAGCGCGAAAAGGACTTTCTTGCCAAATATAATGAGAAAGAGTTGAATAAATCCACAGAATATGGCGCAACATCAGATACGAGCATTTGTCCATCGCATAGTATTTGCGAGAAATTAAAAGAAACTATAAAAAACACCAATTTGAATGTTAGCAATAAGAGTGGTAAAAATATTCAGTTAGTCCTCGGTAATATTCCCGAACTTAAGGATATTGATATTGCTATACTAGAAGATAAGGAATATGTTCGCAAAATATTTGAGAAATATCTAAAAAAAAGCGAAAGTGAAAAACCCGCGGGATTACTAGTATACAAAGATACTTCTAGAAAAAAATGGATATTCTTCAATACTGATGACATAATCGATTACATAGTAGATAAATGTATATGGCGTAAACTTGAATCCGGACGTATAAAAGGAGATTTCACTAACGACTCAAAAAAAGGCAAGGGCAACTATATTACATATGAGTATCGCAAAAAACACAAGAGCTATTTTCTGGGATTTAATGGGAATAAAGGGAAACCATTTATCGAATTATTAAAATCGCCCAATCATGGGATCAACTATTACGAAGACGACTATTAGAATTATTTAGGATTACATATTATAAATATTTCGTGTGATTCTTTAATATTATTTGTTTCATCTAACTTTCTATTTTTTCCTATTCTGGTTTCGCCTTGTCCATAAGTATATTGCCACTCAGGAAATTCAAATTTATAATCTTTGTACCAATCTCGAATAGTGTCGCAATTATTATATGTAATTAGAAATCCGCCTTTGTGATTCTTAAGCAACTCGCACATCTTTTTGTGGTTGAAATTATTATGATGAATAGCGAAATTACAATTAGGATATAATCCTTTAAACATTTTACTATCTCCTTCTAAATAATAAGGGGGATCTAGGAATAGAAAATCTTCATTATGGCGCAAGATAACATTTTCAAAATCATCACAATCAACTGATAAATTGTTAAATTGCATATTTTCGAGATTTTTAATTCTACGTTTAAATTTATCTAGTTTGATTTCATTGGAACTTGGCCAACCTAGAAACATTGGTCCATATGATAAAGTCATATTATAATAATAATAAACTGCCTGCTTAATAATATCATTATCTAACAATACCTTATCATTATCAGATAATTCAACAATTTTTTTTGTATTATATATAAGATCTGATGGCTTAATTTTATCCCAGTAATTGAGAAGTATGTGCCTATTATATGTAAATTCTTCACTAGTAATATTAAATTTTTTTAGTTCTTCAATAAACTCTTCCTTATGATTAATGAGAACATTCCAGAAATTAGTAAGCATTCCAAATATATCGTAACCAATTACTTGAATACCCAATTTTTGCGATACACATAGTTCAAACGATCCACCTCCAAAAAATGGAGAAACTATTTTTTTTTCACGTAACTTAGGAAGACTATTAAGTATTAGTCCAACTGCCTTTGATTTTCCACCCGCATATCTAAGAGGGGATATAAGAACGCGTTTAAAAGTACCATCGCTTTTACGTATAGTATCAAGATATTTTTTTAGATATTCCACATCGTGCTCATAACAAGAATCATTCGCAGCTTGCATAATAATACTAATAATATTATTATTAATATTAAATAGTAATACTTTATATCAATTTTTAAATATAAAATGAGTACATAATTTATAAAATCCTTCTAAATTTTAAAAGTTTATAAAAATCAATAAAAAAATAAAATTATGTACTCGTTTTTATAATTAAGATTTAATAACAATTTTAGGATCAATTTTAAGTGTTCTTAATATCTTTTTAAGAAAACCCATATTAAAGTTTGCTACTTGGCAATTTTCATATTCTTTAATTACATTATCTTTTATTGATAAACGTTGTGCTAATTCTTTTTGAGAAAGACCCATTGCTGTACGACCATCTATGATAGCCTGAGCATATTCTCTTGTCATTTTATTTAGTTTAGGAATATCATCTTCCATTAATCTAATCATTTCTTTATTGCCAGGAGGCTTTTGAATACTTTCCTTTTTCTTTAATTCTTGTGGCTTTTTAGTAAATACAACTGGTTCCCAGTCTTGAAAATTAATAGGATTATTATTCATTATATTATTATAATAATATAATATAAAAACTTATATCAATTTTTATGTTATATAAACAAATACAAGTCTTGTTTTAATTAAAAATTGATTAAAAATTATCTATATCTCATTATAAAACAATAATGTATTCTTACAACGTTTTTCCACTTGGTGTTTTGAGCATCAATCAAATTGAAAAAGGTCAACAAGCTCTCAATAATATCGCAAATATTGTTGATAACAAAAATAATGAAGCTGAACTGCTTTCACTTTCTAATGAGTTCTTTACTATGATTCCACATATTTCAGAAAAATTAGAAGTTATTAAAACTCATAAAACTATTAAAGAGAAAAATGAGCTCCTCGAATATATGCGTAAAGTGTCTAATGAATTCTAATTAAGAATTAAGATACTTAGATATAAGAGCCAAAGCGCTAACTTCGGCATTTTTTGGCAATTTCTTCATTTTAATTAATTTTTTATTTTTGATACTCAAACTATCATAATTGATATTAATAGTGATATTTGCAATACTCTTTTCCATATTGATAATAAAATAAATAAATATATAAAATCAATTTTTATTCATATTGATTAATTTATCTAAGAAATTTTGAGAAGCTTCTTCAGTTAATTTATAATTTTTAAGTATATATAAAATTGTACGACACTCTACTTGTGTTATCTTACGACCATCAAAAATTTTCATTAATAATTTATTGGAATCATCAATTGATATGCGACCATCTCCTTGACCTTTTACTAACTCATCAGCTGTTTCTAATAAACTAGCATCAAAGTTTAAACCATCCATAACCTTATAGTAACTAACCTTATTATCCATCTTTATAATAATCAAAGAAAACTTTTGAATAGAAAAGGTGTTTCTTTAATTACAGGAATATTATTTACAAACTCACTAAGAGCATAATAAGTAATTGCAAGCATTGCAAGGCGCCCATTATTAAGTTCTTTGAGTTCTAGATCGCGTTTAGTTTTAGGATCCTTATTAACATATAGTTTAAGAGGGTCAAACCCGAGATCACCTGGAATAGTATCATTAGTATATTCTTTATTTAGTGCAACTGATTCAATAGTAGCAGTGAATACAATAATAGCCATAAAGAATACAGGATTAATTTTATTAAGACCTCCATTTAAAACAGAAGGAGCTTTACCATTTAAAGAAAGCAAATCCATTTTATTAGCAAGCTTAGATAGATATGGATGATAAATCTCCGACAAAGGCCATCCAACACTTGCGAGCATTGCAAGACGACCATGTTTAATTTCAGCTTCACGATATTTTTTTAGCGTTCTAATATCAGTAGCGCAATTAAGTGGATCAAATCCCTTATTTCCCACTAGAATTGATGCCTCGCCATCAGCCAAAATAGAATCCTTTTTGAGAAGACCCCAGTTAATTGCATTTCTAACAAAGAGATTTCCTCCATTTTCTTTACCAAACTTATTAATATTAACTAGTCTTTCAAACTCGGGGTAATCAATCATTTTATCATTGTTAATATCAGCAACTTCCATATAATTATTTTTTCCATAATAATTATTCAACTCTGTTACATCAATAGTACCTGATTTATCAACATCAATATCATTAAATGTATTAGTATCCAAATCATTTAGTTGCATTTTACAAACATTATTTACAACATTTGCACCTCTCATTCTCATAACAGGGAGATTACTAATATGAGTAAAGCAAATAGCTTGACCAACCAATACACTAAACAAAGCAAGACGAAACATTAATTATACATATATATATTTATTTTCTTAAATACTTTATTATGATATATGATGGTAATAATATATAAAAGAACATTTATATTATTATAAATAATGAGAAACCTATATTTATTACTATTTATAAGCTATGTACAATCATTTATTAATACTTACAGATATCAAGGATATATTAATTTAAGAAGTAATATAAAAAAAGCAAATAATATTAATTTTGTTATATGGAAAGGGTATGCTATACCAAGTAAAAATTATATTAAGTTTGGTGAAAATATAATAAATAATGGATTAAAAAAGAATATTAATATTAATGTAACTATATGTGATAATTATAATTTACCAAATCTTAGTAATACAATACTATTTGGTCATTCATCAGGTGGATATCATAGTTTAAATAATAATGATAATATTAAAGCAAGAATTACATATGGAGCATCACCAAAATCTATATATGATAATACAATTTTTAATATTAAAAATAAATTAGATACACATATATTAAATATAATTGGAGAATATGATGGTTTTATATCATATAAAAATTTATTAGATCAAAAAAATTATAATATAGAAAACAATATCATAAATAATAAGTTAATATGTACAAAATCTAATCATTTTTGTATTACAGAAAATAAAAAAACACTTATATCTACTTTATTATGTAAATATGACCAAATGCTGGATACAAATTTCTATAATATGATGAATGATGTATCAAATACAATAATATCATATATTTTATATTTGGATTATAATACTACTATTTATAATTATGGATATACACAAAATATTTTTAAGAAAAATGTAGTTTTTGAAATAATTAATTATAGACAATTCCTTAGAGTAAAACCAGATATATGTAAAACTTATATTTATATAGACTATAAAAATAATAATACATACATTAAAACATCTGGACTACTTGGTGATATGTTATTAGATATACTAGAATATAAATATGAAAAAAAAATAGTAGAAGTAAATAACACTTTAATATGGTTATTAAGTAATAATAATGAAATATTATATTTTAGTTATAAAAAAAAAGATTATAAATATTTTAGATTACCATATATTATTAAATAATAAATCCACATATAGCATTTTTTTCATTTTTTGATATATAAAATATAATTTATTTATCTTACAAAAATAATTATTGCTCTCGGGGAGACTCGAACTCCCAATCTTTGGCTCATAAGACCAACGCTTTGACCGATTAAGCTACAAGAGCTTGTAATAGGAGCCCGCTCCCATTACGAATATATATATGTTTAAATCCTTATATATTTTTATAATTTACATCCACTTTTAATAGGATTAATTCTTTGGGTTTTCATTAGATCATTATCATTAACTGGTTCAAGAAGATCACTATCTAATCTATTAGTATATGCATTAGATTTTTGAGGCATTTTAGTAATTCCACACTCGTCAATAGTTGGCGACGATTGATATATCATACCTACATTGCCGTTTTCACGAGCAGAAGCAGAGTTTTCAAATGGTTTACGTGTCGTCATTTCTACATCAGCAGAGTCGCGATTAATATTCATATTTCCTGGATTTGGTGTATGTCCTGCTGCAATCATTATTCTTTCACGAGTATCATCAATTTCAGCATTTTCTTCGGCAGTTCTATCGCGTTGTCTATATTCATTAGTAGCACCTGCAATACCATATTCATTGGTATCAGACAAGAATTGTTTATGTGTATTTTTGAGATCAATTTCTTTGCTGATATATCCTCCAAATAATCCTTCAAGCATGCCACCCAAGAAACCATAAGGTGATTTAGCAATTAATGTAGTTTCTTTAACTGTTGTTTTAGCTACAATTTCTGGGTCATATACTGATACACTGTAAGTTACACCTCCAATATTTCTAACAGTATCAACCGCCTTAACAGTTTCACGAATAGTAGTTTTAGCTTCATCGTCAGCCGTTGTATATCCACCATCACCTGCTTTTATATTTGTATGTACACTATCATGAATTAAAGTTTCCTTTACAGTTGTTTTTGCTTGATCTGTTAAAGTAGAGTATGTTTCTTTATTTCCCGATAAATTAATCATTTCACTATCATGAATTGTGGTTTCTTTAACAGTTGTTTTCATAATATGATTATCCGGGTCATAAGTTGTTGCCTTTTCTGGTATTTGTATGCTAGGATTACCTACTCCACGTTCAGATTCTACGGTATACTCCTTCATAGTATATTTCAATGCATCTACGACAGGTGAAACAATAGCCTTTACAATACTTGTGACATTAGATACAACTGGTTTATTTTCAGTTGTAGCTCTTTCATTATTATAAACAATAACTTTACTTTTACCATAATCATCGCTAATACCAGCATTTGCATCACTTATAGATACACCACCTTTATAATCTATATGTGATTCTTGACGCGTTGTTGGTCTTATATTTTGAGCAGGACGCAAAGAATTTTTGCTATTAGCACCTGTTGTTTTAATCCACATATCTTCACTTTGCTCATATACAGTATCAGGGCGATTTTTATCAAGAGGCATTTGAACACCGCGTTGGTCAGTACCCTTGATATGACCTTTTACAGGTATATTGAAATACGATTGTTTTTGATTTATTTTGCTGCGTAATTCATCTAAATTTTTAGGTCTTGCTAGAGTATTTGTTTCTGTTTGATGAAAACCTCCGACACCTTTTGAATCATATCCTTTATTTAATCCAGGACCAACTTTAACTTGTTCTATTGGAAAAAAATTATTAGCTTTTTCCTTAAATTCTAAACGGGATTTGTAAAAGTCATCGTTGTTTTTCATACCACATATATTTCCACCAATATTAGCTTGTGGTTTAAACATACAAGGTACCTCTTTTTTCGTTTGCCAAAATTGATTGTTACCAGTTCTACTATCAAGAAAAGGAGACATTGTTTCAATATTAGTATTTTGTGTTACATTTTTGCGTAAAAAAGGTGTCATATTGTTATGAATAAAAGTATCTCTATTTATTTTATTTCCTGTTAAAGATTGTACATATTCAGGACTTTTACTATTATTAGGAATAGTATAATTCATATTTTTAAACATGTCAGAAGTGGCAGGCATAGCAACAATACCTGTGTTTCTAGCTTCTGCCATGTTAAACATTTTATTACCCCGCTGTTGTTCATCTTGTTTAACTTGATTCCAATATGTAGAATCATATATATTTTTCATTGATGGTATATCATTGGATAATTCCATTATTGGCCTCTAATCAATAAAGGATAAAAAATACACTAATATATACAAAAAATATTTATTAATTTTATTAAGTTTTACAAGAAACACCTGTATACATTGAACCATAAGGATATCCTGGTGTATAAAGTTTATTATCTTTATTACACATTTTCCAATCTTCTAATCTATTCATATCTCCGCTACCATTTGTTGGTAAAAACATAGATTGGTCGGATGGTTCTTCAATGCATGGTACATGATTATCTTTAGCAACCATTCTATAATTAACTGGTATTCTGTCAAATCCTTCAATCGCTCTTTCTTGCGGGTCAAAGCATAACCATTCCCATCTGTTTATACCAGTTTCTTTTAATGTACATGGTGGATTAGATAAACGTGTATCTTCGCGAGGAGCAGTGCAAGCACGTGGATCAGTATCACCTTTTATAAAGCAACCAGATTTCTCGTATTTTCCAGGAATATATTCATTTGCATTACATTTAGTATTTTTATAGTTAAGTCCTAATAACTCACTAGAATCATCTACTGCTTTCTTCATAGAGCAAGTATTTTGACCATAATTTTGATATCTTAATGACGGGTCAGCTGGTATATCTTGTGAACATTCTGCACAATCGTTATATGGTGTTTCTAATTGATATAGACCTGGTCCAACTGTTCTGCGTAATTTTTCTTTATAACTGCAACTATCGTAGTTTAATCTTGTATCTATATATTTATTCATATCTAATAAAATAATATATTATTTTATATATTAAATAAATAGATATGTTATTGTTAGTTGAAAATTTTAATAATAATGAAGATAATATAAATTATAGGCCAATAGAAGTTATTTATTTATATATAAATGGATATAACCCAGAATATTTATATAGATGGACTATATTAGATAATATATATATTGCCATTCTCTATATAATAACCTTTTTAATTTCAGCAGGAGCAGCATATTTATCTTTTTCTTGTAAATGGGGTGGTATGGTAAATAATATATTCATTAGAATATTTTTTGCATTTGCAGCATTTATGTTAGGACCTATATATTTGATATACTATTTCATATTTAACTATTTAGGAAAATTATGTTAAAAAAATAATTTAGCATTTATCGTAATTTATTTTTGGTGGAGCAGGTACTTCACGATACATTATTGATTGGCATGCTGGTAAATGTAACATAGTTGTATCAATTGGTTTAGTTTTATCATTTTTTATAATACCATCATTAGTTGGTACATATTGATTTGTATTGCATTTTGACACAATACGTGTTTGACCACGTAATTCACTATCAAGGTCAACTAAATTGCCTTGAATATGAGATACAGCGGTACCTCCAATAAATCCTAGTTGATGTCTGCATTTATTAGCGTGTTCATATCTATATGGTGATAATAAATATTGCAAAGTGCTAACATTACCTTGTAATTCTTGCTTGTATGAACAATTATCATATGTCGTTCTATTAAAACTCATATCTTCTATAATATAAGATTTTTTTAATTATACAGAAATGTTTTTATTTCTACCTTGCCAATTACAATTTTTATTAAATTCAACTCTATTTATATAAGAGCGAGTATCTTCACCTCCATTGACCCATATAGGTACTATATTATCAGGATTTTGAACATCTTTAACACAATCTAATAAAGGCATTATATTATTCATTTCTTCTTCCATTATTTGTTTTTTACATTTTACGGGATTAGTATCAGCTCCTTCAATTAATTCAAGTTCTTGACCTATATTAGTTTTACCACATCTTAAATTGGGTCCAGAAGTAAATATACGATTAAATAATTGTATCTTACATCTATCATGTGTTAACATGGATGGGTCATTTCTTAGTGATGAATAATTATCAATTAAACAATCATCTGATAAACCGTATCCTGGACGACCTCGCAAGTTAGGATGATTTAAATACATATCCGACATTCTCACGTATGGACTAGTACATTCAACGGGATTGTTAGGATATATATTATATCCTTCTATTTTTTTATTATGTAATTCCTTTGCGACTTTCCAACAATTGTCATTGCATATATTAGTTGAGCTATCAAAAGTATTATTACTCATTATCTATCTATTCTTAAATAATATATAAAAAAATTTCATTTATCTTTTAAATATTTAGTATCATATTTTTCTAATAAATCATAATTTATATCCAATTTAATATTTTCATATTCTGTTTTATATTTTTTTTCTAAATTATAATTATTATACTCTGCAACATTCCAATCTTTCTTATTACAACTATGGCCAATTACCTCATTTATATCAGTATTATTTTTATGTAATTCATTGAATGATTCTTTATTTGTAATATTATTACCCGATAAGTCATTTTTAACAATTTTCTTATATGTTAATAGTTTTTCCATATCATCTGGTGACTTTGTATATTTATTATATTCTACTTTACTTTCATTTGTATTATCATCATATACATGATATGAATAAGATATAGTAGTTTTCTCTTTCATTTTTTAAATATTTAAAATATTATTTATTTATATAAAAAATGATTAATCATTATAATTAAAATAAGTATATAATGAAAGAACTAACCCAAGATCAAAAAGATTTACTAGAAAAAATCAACAAATGTTGTATTGAAATTGCTAAGAAAAATAATTATAATATTAAATTTGATAAAATAGAATTCTTAGAAAAAAAAGGATTTTATAAGGATTATTCACCTGATTTATTTAAATCTCTTAAATCTGAACACCATTCTTAATATCATTGTATAAATTAGTATAACATTTCATACCATTACCTTCTTTACAAGAAGGACCTCTGTCATATAACCATTCTCCTAATTTTTCTCTGTCATTTGGAATTGTCGTTGAAGGTACTGTATAAAATTGTCTATCTAATGTTGATTTATCATATATATCATCGGCATTTCTGAATATTTTTTTATTAAAAAACTTATTTATATTTTTATTAATATTTTTATTATTAATTGAGCACGCTTCATAGTTTTCATTGCCTTTTTTTGTTGTTAATATATTTGGATTCATAAAAGGATTATTTTCAGTTGGCTTAATGCATTTTTTATTATTAACTATATCTAAATCATTTAAATTTAAATACTTCTCTATTTTTTTATTTTTTTCATATTGATAATTTATAATTAGTATTGATAATATCATCAATATAATAACAAATAATACATATCGTGTATCATTGAAAACAAGTGTACATATTAATCCGACAAATATTATTGCTCTTATAATTGCATTAATTTTTTCTTCAATTGTCATGTTAATATCTGGGATAATTACGGGATTTATTAGTTCAGATATATTGTCTAACCAAAACATTTTGTTTATTACTCTAAATATTTACATTATTTTTATTCATCAGAAACTTCCTGAATTTCTTCTTTACGTTTAGCTAATTTAGCTTTTAGTTTATTAGCAGCCATTGATTTTTTATAAGCATTTTTATTGAATGCCGCTTTACTACCTGCTTTTTTCCCATTATTAGCACCACCCATCATATTCTTAAAAGCATTCATGCCTTCTTTATTGTTCATCATATTATTCATCATATTCATCATATTAGCCATATCTTTTTGTTGTTTATTATTTCCTCCACCTGGATTACCTCCACTAAATAATCCTGGCATTGTTGATGCGAATTTCATAGCATCTTGTAGTAAATTTTCTTGTTTTAATTCGCCATTTGATATTTTTGTAGCCATTTTTCTACTTACATTAGAAATAAGATCTCCAAATCCACTATCTGGATCACCAATAGCTTTCAATAAATCACCTTTTTCACCAATAGATTTTTGTAATTTATCAACATCAACATCTTCTAATATTTCTTTTGCTAATTTACCTAACATAGTATCTTCCATTCCAGCCATATTTACACCACTTTTATCCTTTATTGTTTTCTTTTTCAATTCATTTAATCTTAATAATAATTTTTTATGTTCTTCATTTTTAATATCTTCATATAATTCTTCCTTAAATGATTCTTGTAATATAAATACATATTTCTTTACATCATCTTCACTTAGTTCATTTTTAAACAAATAAAAAACACTTATAAAATGATGACATAAATAATCATCATTTATTATTTTTCGAATGTTTGAAATTGTGATATTTTGGTATAGCTCAATATCTTTTACATTTTCCATATTAAACCATTCATTTAATTTATCATCTTCAATATCTAAATAAGTTTTCCATACATTTTCGTCTACCTTATTAATAAAAACCACATATTCATCCGATGACTTATCCAAAGTTACATAATTATTCTTAATTGATTTCATTATATCTTTTGCCAATTCATACTTTTCATTATCTATTCCATCATCCTTGATTATCTTTGAAGTTTTTTTTAATCGTTTAATAAAATCAATATAATATTGGTTAAAGACATATTGATTTGACATTATTTTATATTATATAAAAAATATTGCTAATATTCCTTATATGTTTTCATTAGTTAAATTTAATCTCATCTCTCATTTTTTTTAATTCATCTAATGAAGGCATCTTCTTTCCTTCGCTTTCAGTAACTGAAATACCTGTTATTCCATCGCTAATATTTGCATCATTTGTAATATAATCCCAATTATATCCTTTATCCTTACATTCTGCATTGTTTTCTTCATCAATAGAAGAAAAATTATCAGAAAAATTAAAACCACTTAAAACAAATGCCGATGGTTCATCAGGATTTTCTTTGATATCTAATGGTTTAGATACATTATCATCATTAATATCCTGATTATTGTTTGCAGGTCTATCTAATCTCGTGCTTTGCCCACCACATAATATACCCCTTCCAGGTAATAATAAATGATCAAAAACATTTTTACCAAATAGTAATTCTTTTGATGGCAAAATCATAAACGCGGGAACAGAATGAATTTTCTTTTCAATCTCAATATTTTCTGAAATTAATTCTTCAATACAAACTAATTTAATTTTTTTTTCTTTATCATATCGTTTGATATTATCTAGTAACATATTGCAATGATTACAAGCAGGGCTATAAAATAATATCATCTTAATTATAATTTAAAAAATAAATAAACTCTTATATACGAAACTTATTTAATCTTTTTAAATATACACCATCTATTAAAGAAACTAAATTTTTTTTGTACAGGATCTTTATCCAATTCCATAACAATTTTATGTATATTTTCTTTTTCTGCATCATCATCTGGGATTTCAGATTTAATTTTATTAAAATATTCTGAAAATAATTCGCTTTCTACCAATTCTAAATTAAAAGTTTTACATTTATTAACTAATTCTTCATAAGATACTAAATATTCTGGTATAAATTTACTAGTAGATTCAATAAATACATCTATTTTTTTATTATATATATTCTTTGCATCTTTATTAAATCTACGAATAATAGCCCATATTGGTACTCTATTCTTAATATCAATTTCAGTATTTTTAACACCTTCAATCATATCTCCACCATTACTATTAATTTCATCTACTATCCTTTTTCCATCCATAAAGGTACAGAAGAATGTTCCATTGGTATTTAAAAGAGAGCTTACATTCATTAAGTAGGTATCTAATGTTTCTTCACTCTTAAAGAAATAATGAATACTAAACATACAAGAGCAAACATCAAAACCATTTGCTCCTTGTCCAATTACATTAGAATAATGTTTTTGCATATCGTTGCGTTTTTTATTTAAAACATTTTGTAATACGTTGAAGCTTTCTTGATCATTTATTGATAACGAACATTCACCATCCATAATACTTTTGCCACAATCTCCTGCTACAAATACCATATTTGGAAAAGCAACCTTGTCTTTAACATTGTTATTTCTGAAAAAGCGCTTTCTATTCTCTAATATTCTACTATATGCTCCTGTGCGAGGTCCATATATATTATTTTTTACTAAATCAATACCGAGAATAAATTTATAGCCATTATCAATCCATCTAGGCATATCACCTCCTTCGCCACACGCTAATTCCACAAGATTTCTTTTATTATTTGGTTTGCTATAAAGCATACGTTTAATACCTAAATTATGGAATTGTAACATATTGTAAGAAAACATTGCGTCTCTTGGTATATTTCTAGAATAATATATATCATCAGATTCTAGTAACCTTTCACTTTCACTATCATTAATATCCATATTCACAATAGGTTTATTGCCTCTAATAATACTCTCAGTAACCGGATTATGAATTGAACGCCATATATTAATTGCTACACTCATATCATTTGCCGTCTTTGATAATTCTCCCATCTTATAAATTCTTATTTTATCTTCTCGCAATCTCATTGGTCTCCATCTCATATTAGCAGGTATTTTTCTATCCATATTATAAATACATTCAATTATTACATCACCTTCTATAATATCACCATTATCACATTTAACTTTACCATTTGTATCAATTTTAACAAGTAGTTTTTCAATCCCTTTTTCATAATATATATTAGGTTGAAATAATTTAGGAGTATAAGTTTTCTTTTTATCCTGTACCATTAATCTGTATTCTTTATTATATGCTATCTTCAAAGCTTCATCAATAGTATATGGCTCCCATTGAGATGCATTATAACCAACATACAATAAGAACTCTTTGTATTTTATACCATCAATAGTAGTTGTTCTCGCTTGTTTCGCTAAAAAATCTATTGTATTTTGTTCAGGAGGCTTCCATTTAAATACTCTATCCCACTTAACATTATCTGTTATTGGCATAGCTTTATTTGTATAATATGAATATAATGCTAATTTAGCAGGTGTAAATATAAGTCCATCAATATCATAGGGATATGTTTTGTTTCCAGATAATATTTCATCACAATCCTTTAATATGTCGGCGTTATATAAATGTTCTTTAACAATATAATCCATTGAATGTTCGGTTTTTTTCATACCATTTGCAGTTTTCAATAAATAACTATATCTGGTTTTTACATTTTGGTCTTTATTAATTAATGGTAAGCTTGTTATTCTTTCTCCACCATAATAATATATATCAAAAGCTGCATATAAACCTTTTGTGGAATTATCTTTTCTATTATTACATGCAATATATTCTCCATCAATTAAAGTATTTTGCAATTCTTTTATAGATGTAATACCAGTATCAATAACACGATATGTATTATTAATTAAATAAACTTTTGCATTATCATCAATAAACATAAGTAATCTCTCTCCATCTGCTTTTTCAGTAACAGTATATTCTGATAATATACTAACAATACCATATTCATCTGGACTCATTATATTTACCTTTTCAAGAGTAACTGGTTTGGGTGTTATGAGAGGTGGTTTATTTGGATTTTTATTATTAAATGATTTTATTATAATATCATCTTTTACTAGTTCATAATACTTTTTAATAATATCTTGCTGCTGTGTTTTAGATATTATAAATGTTGATAAATACAATGCTTGTTCCATTTTAATTAATGCAGGTAGTATATTATCTTTATTTGTATTTGTTATATCAATATAAAACTCGTATTTTTGCGTTGATGATAATATACCTGAATTATTCAAATTATAATACATATCTTTATCAGATGCTTCATCAAATTCTAAACTATTACCTTTTATAATACTTACAATATATTTAACACCAGTATCGGGATCAGTATATTTTATTTTTTTTGTTATTTTATAAAATTTGCGTATATCATGCCAATTAATAGGTATATTAGCATCCGATAATAAATTACTTTTAATTGAGTAAAAGTTCAATTGCGAATCTAAAATATCATCAACAATATCTTTTGATATTATTTTATTTTTAAACCATTCAAAACTCTTATGTTTATACTTATTATTTTGACAATATTTTATGATATTTGTATTACCAGTTATTTTTAAAAGAATTTCATCAGAATATATTTCCAATGTTTGTTTTTCAATATCTTCTTTATATTTTTGTGATTTTATTACATTTATAAAATTTTCATATACACTATCATTCCAATTTAAAGAGTTTGTAAATTTAACATATATTTCACAATCCTCTTCAATTAATGAAGAGTGTTTATCAATTATAGAAAATATAGAATGATCTTTGTGAATTTCCATATTGTATCTCTAATAAATAAAGATATTATAGATTTATATATCAATTTTTAATATATAAATAAAAAAAATGATATATTCTTATAGATTATATTACAATAGTAATGTCAAAAATGTTTATGCCAATCAAGTTTAATACAACCGTTATTTTAACACCAAAAGAACTTAATAAAAATTTTGACAACACGATATTGTCTAAGATAAAATTTACATTAGAAAATAATTGCAGTAAACATGGATTTATTAAAAAGGATAGTATTAAAGTTATTAAAAGGACAGCTGGATATTTTAAAGAATCACATTTAAATGGCAATGTAGCATATGATTTAAGTTGTATTGCTGAAATCTGTAATCCAACACAGGATTCTATTATAAAATGTGTTATTAAAGCTAAAAATAATCTAGGACTGAGAGCAATTGGAACATTTGAAGATATGTCCATACTTGAAGTTATTATTCCTAGGATAACATCAGGCATACAATCAGAGGTAAATATAGATGATGTTAATATTGGTGATACTGTAAATGTTCGTGTATGTGGTAAAAAATTTACATTATATGATAAAATGATATCAATAGTAGGTAAAATAATTAAAGATAAAGAAGATATTATAGAAGTTGAAGAAGATATTATAGATGATAATTCTGATATTGAAGAGCAAGATGAAGATTTACAAGATGATTTCATTGACATGATTAAAGATGATGATGAATATGATAATGATGACGATGATGATGATGTTGTAAAAAAAATTAAAATAGATAATAAATATCTTAAAGACGAAGAAGACGAAGAAGACGAAGAAGACGAAGAAGACGAAGAAGATGAAGAAGACGATGAAGAAGAAGATGAAGAAGAAGATGATTTAGATGATTTAGATGAAGATGATATTGATGAAGAAATGGATGATGATATTGAAGATTTTGATGATTTTTAATATATAAATATATATAATCATTATATAAATAAAAATGAATAAACACGACTTATGTAAAACTATACAAAATAATGCAATAAAATTAACATCAAATGAATTATCAGAATTATTTAAACTTATTAAAAATTGTAATGTTAATTATACACAAAATAATAATGGTGTATTTTTAAACTTAAACTGGTTATCAAAAGATAATTTAATAAAAATAAATAATTATATTTTATTTTGTATCAAATCACAAAATGAAATCTCTAAATATGAAATGATGAAAAACTTATTAAATAATACTATTGAAACATCACATAAAGAAGAAAGTAAAACAGAAACAAGTAAAGTTGTACAATCTGATAATAATAATATAAAACAAAAATTTTCATCCAGTATGAAGTTTTATTTATTAAAAAAGAAATTTAGCAAACAAAATACATTCATTTATAATATATATGATAATGAATTAAAATATGAAGATTACTTAATAACATAAAAAATGATATAGAACTTATTTTTATTATATATAATAACTATGATTAAGTTATTATATGATAAAATTATTAATGCTAATGATAATGATTTATTATGGAAAGCTAACGATAATGAGGCATATAATAAATTTTCACAACATATAGAATATAAAGAACCAATAGAAGAGCCTAAAATTGAACCTGAAAAAGAAAAAGTTGTTAAAGCAAAAAAATCTCAGAAAAAAGCATTATTAAAACCTCTTGAAATAATTTTAAGTCATTCAAACACATTTAGTGATTTTAAAGATAATGTTAAAGACAAATTAATTAAATTTATAACACAAAAAGAATTCAATAAAGTATTTGGTATTACAAAAAGCTCAGAAATTATGTCTGGTATTGTTAATAATAGATGGAATAAATCTACTGCATTATTTATATCATTTCTATTTAATAAATCTGTCGAATACAATGATGCAATAGTATCTTATAAAAAAGATGAATATAAAGATGTTATTTATTTAACTACTTAGGTTTATATAATGGTAATAGTATTAATTTATTTTTAGACAATAATTTGTTTGCAATACTACTACATAGAACCTTTTTATTTTTAAATTTATATTTTTCATTATTTGTTTTATTTATTTGATTTAAAAATTTGTTATGATCTATATCGTAATAAGTCTCACATACGCGCCCAGTTTTCTTACCTTTACCAATAACAGGATCTGTTGAAAATATTTTAAGCTTATTTATAAATAAATCTTTGTTCTTTGATGGCTCTATGAAACCCCATGGCATTTCTTCCAATGTCATATCGTTAGGTATAGACAATGCTGATTTGCGCATTTTAGCAAATTCATCTCTTTCGCGCTTTGATAAATCCATATTAAATATATCTGTATCTTTTACATGAAGATTAATATCTAATTTATCAATAGTATTATCTTTGTTTTTTGTATCAAATATATTTATAAAACCAATATATTTATTATCATTCTTTTTATAAGATGGTATTTCAGTATTTTTAATAAGTACACCTTGGTTATATAAACATTTTTCTAAGAATATTATTCTTTCATCTGTACTTTTATTCGTTAATATAATTTTTATTAAATCTAAAAACTCTTTATTATTTAAACTTAAATATAATGATAATGTTGTACTATTTACGTCTTGTAAATCAATTTCAATATTTTTTATTAATTTTTCAATATCCACAGATTTTTTATCACTAACATTATCTTCAACTTTTTCTTGATTTGTAAAAATTATATTTAATTTATTTATTTTTTTACTTTTATAACTTATTATTTTAATACCATTTTTATGCATAATAATATAATAATTATTAATAATAATAAAAGGATATATGGACTTTCTTATTGTATATATTAATAATTCTTCATTAATATCTAATTTTTCTTTTATTTGATTATATAATATATAATAAATACCTTTTTTTATAGATTCCGTTATTAATCCTTTCAATGAGTTTTGCGTTCTTTTTAACAAATGTTTATAAGCTTCACTATTATAACCATCTTTATCTAAATTATCATTTTCATCATAACATGCAGGTTCAAAATTTTTTTCGTCTCCAAAATCATATTCATATGTTTTATTTTGAGATGTATTTAATTTTATTTTACCAATATTAAAAATAGATTTTGGAAAATAATTAATATTTTTCATTAATAAACAATCAAGAGCATTATCTCTAATAATTTTATCTACTTTCATACTATCAATATATTTACGTGTTGAAATTCTGAGAGCATGAATATCAATAGTTTCTTTATTATCATTATCATTTTTACTAGCATGTAAATAAACAGTCGTGTTTCTATCTTCAAGGGGTAAATTTTGATGTCTGCAATTTCTAATACCTCTACCTATAATTTGTTCTGGTCTATTAAAATGATACCATGGTTCAATTAAATGTATTTCACGAGCATTATAAAAACTTAAACCTTCACTTGCAACAGGGGTTATTAAAATTACTTTTACTAATTCACCATTTATATTATCTGGTTTATTTATTCTATTTATTAATGTATCTATATTAGTTGAACCCATAATTTCTTTGTTATCACTTGTTAATATACAGTATTTTGGTGTTTTAATATCTTCATACACAGGTTTATCTTTTACTATACTAGCATTATTTAATATATTATTTGTTCCTTCTCTTGAAAATCCCATATGTTCTAAACATACGGCAAATGGTAATATACCTGAATACAAAAACCGCGAATAAATAACAACAATACCTTTTGATTTTTTTATAATATTACAAATATTTAGAAATTTACCAGAATATTTACCTAAATTATTATCATCTGGTATAAGTGCATTCTCATATTTTTTATTATATTTTACTAATAATGGATCGCTTTCTCTTGTTTTAGTAAAAAATGTAAAGAAACCTTTATTTCCTATCTCATTATCATATACTATATTCATAGGTTGTAATAATCGCATATTTTGTTTTTTATCATCAAATTCATTATCATCAGATATATCATCACTATCTGTTTCGTCAATATACTTATATCCTAATTTTTCTATCATCTTTTTTTGCGATAAACTAAGTTGTGATGTTACAATACCATTATCAATATTATCTAACCATCTAGCTTCTTTTTCTGGTATAGGTTTATTTGAAGGGTCCTTACTGGGTATTTTCTTTAATACATTAATACCACTATTTTCAGGATTTAATTTCAATGCAAAAGTAAAAGGGTTTTTACCTCTTAAATATGATATATAATTAGAAGACAATTTTTTAATTAATTCATTTACATTATCATCTATTATAAGTTTTTGATTATTAAAAGTTTTATTATATTTAGCTAATAATTTATTACGTTTATCATTAAGTAACATTAATTTAAATAAATCAAAGATGTCTCTTGGCTCATTATACATGGGTGTTGCAGATAATAAAATTAATCTATTGTTAATACCAGATGTTAATATATTTGTTAGAGAAATAAAAGAATCTTTATCTTTTTTATTTGTACTTCTTATATTATGTGCTTCATCTACTATAATTACTTTATTTTCTACAATATTATCCTTATAATTTTCTTGGATATATTTTGAAAAACCATCATATGTAAAAAGTCTATATCTACCTTTTAATAATTTTTTTAGCTCTGCATTAAGTACCTTTTTTTTATTAAATGATGACTTATAAATATTTAACAATTTTACATAAGTATCACCTGTACATTGATTTATAATATTTTCAAATGTATGTGTATCTATATCAAATATTTGAGATTTAAAACTATTCTTTAAAGATTGTGGCATTATAACCCATATCATCGGTTCTTTGTTATCATGTGTTATTAATAAAGATTCAGACATTGTAATTGCTGAACATGTTTTACCTACACCAACACCATGATATAATAATATACTTTTGTAAGGTGTTTTATGTGATATATATTGGCTTACAAAATGTTGATATAAAGATGTTTCAAATGTACCACATAATTTATTAGCTACATTATTAAAATCTTCTACGTTTTCAATTATTGGAAATTTAGGTATCTTGTGAATAGCAAAATTCATATTTCTTGCAATTTTATTTGGAAAATTATCTTCTTTTAAATCTGGATAGTATAATGAAAAAGATGTAGAAATAGAAGATGAACTAGAATTTTTAGATAAACTAATTGATAGTTTTTTAACATCTTTAACACATTTTCCTGTTTTTTGATCTCTCACTTTACCTTTTTCACATATTTTAACACATCTCCCAGTTACAGGATTAATTTCTTTTCCCTCGGGACATTCTTTTTTTTGGGCGTTTTTGCCTTTTAACATTATCCTATTAAAAATAAAGATATATTATAAGGATGCACTTATTATACTATGTGCTTTTTTAAATATTTTAATTCTTTCTACATTATGATTTTTAATTCTCATTAAAACTTCATCATACGAAAACCATTTTAATGCTCTAACTTCTCTAACCTGTTCCATACATGAATTATCAATATGTATTTTAGCATCATCTTTGATTATTTTTGCTATATAATACACGTGTTTATATAATACATTATTTGTACCAAAAAATATTTCTTGAAAAGGTATTACATTTTTATTAATTAAAATATCATCTTTATATAATTGTGTTTCTTCGCAAAATTCTCTTATAGCACAATCTATATCTGCTTCTTTAATTTTCTTTCTTCCTTTTGGAAATCCCCATTCTTGTTCTGTATCATTACTTTTTGTATTTTTACAAATTAATAATGTTTTTAAATAATTATTATTAATATTATGTTCAAATTTAGCTTTTGAATCAAGATACTCTTTTGTTTGTTTGAAATTGGTATGAGGAGATTGGCACCATGTATAATTCCATATTTGATCAAAATTATTAGTTAATATCATTTGCTTTTCATTTTCAGTCATATATTCTATAAGTTGTTTTAAATAATTATGATCATCTGCATTATATTTACCTCTTACAAATTCCATAAAAGATAAGCTATCTTTTCGCTGTATCATTACATATTTAATTTTATTATTTATAATTTTATAACAAATAATACCAAAACTCATAATTGGATGTGGACAATCCTTGTATAAATGTCCATTTAACCCGCAATTTCTACAAGTTTGAGGTCTAAAATAATTATTTTTTTTACATATTTCATCATCTTTTTTTTTCATTATACGACATTATAGTAATATATTAATTGATTTCTTAAATATATTTAATAAAAATAAAAGTTACTATTATTGATTAAATAAAGCATATTTATCTTCTAAATCATGACCTTGAATGTTAGTTTCTATTTTTTTTTCTAATTTATCATAATTTTCAACTAATTCTTGTACAGGTTCTTGTACGGGTTCTTGTACGGGTTCTTGTACAGGTTCTTGTACAGGTTCTTCAACTAACTTTTCCATACCTTTTACATCATCTTCATATTGTTTAATTACATTTTTAGCATATTCATCGGCAGTTTTTGTATCTATTATATTATTTTCTTCATTATTTTCAACTCTTTGATTAGCAATATCAAAATTTGCCATAGACAATAATAATGATACAACAACCATTAAACAATATAATATTATAACAACAGCTATTACCCAAGCTAGTAGCCAGCACCACCATCTATATTTGACATTACCACCTGTTACTATACAAGTTAATTCAAATAATGACATTAATACAGATGGTATAGCTACGAGCATTATAAATACTACAAATGCTAATCTTTGATCAATTGGTATATTGCTATTAGAAAATAATATAGCTAAACATAATATAAATATTGTTCCAAATAAAGCAACACCGGCATATTTTGATTGTTCAGAACCAAAAAATATCGCATTTAAACTTATTTGTGGGCTACGATCTTTATACATTATATTCTCTAATTAGATATAAAGAAAAAATAAAAAAATGATTATCATATAAATATTTAATAGCTTTAATATTAAAATGGGAATTCCTTATTATTTTTACAAATTATCACAAAAATATAATAATATTGTAAGCAATAAAAAACCAGAAAATACTGATATATATTGCATCGACTTTAATGGTATTATTCATAATGTTGCACATGAATTTATATATGACAAGGATATAGTCAATATTGAAGATAAAATTATAGATGGTGTATGGAATAAGATAATATATTATATTGATATTTATAAAGCGAAAAAATATATAATATGTGCTGATGGAGTAGCTCCTGCTGCTAAAATGATTCAACAAAGAAAAAGACGTTTTTTATCAATCTATAGAAATAAAATAGATGATAAATATGTAGATGATAAACCTATATGGGATACAAATGCAATAACACCTGGAACTCATTTTATGAATAAATTAAATATGTTTATTATTAAACAAATAAGATATTCTACATATCCAATTGAATTAATATATAGCGGTAGCGATGAAACGGGGGAAGGAGAACATAAAATATTTAGAAAGCTTAAAGTTGAAAAAGAATATAGCAATATTATTATTAACGGTTTAGATGCCGATTTAATTATATTATCTTTAATTTCACACAAGGACAATATATATCTTATGCGAGAAACAAAAGATAAAGATACTGGTAAAACTATATTTAATTATTTAAATATTGATAACCTAAAAAAAGCTATTTTATGTGAAGTTAAAGAAACTTGGAATTTAGAAATATCATATGAAAGCTACGATGATATTGATATAGTTGAAACATATTGTACTATGACTTCAATATTAGGAAATGATTTTATTCCACATTTATTAACAGTTGAACTCAAAACTGATGGTATTGATAAATTATTATCAGCAACAAAGAAATCAATTGAACAAAATGGCTTGTTAGTTAATAAAGGTAAAATTAATTATGATACATTAAAAAATATATTTAAATTCTTATCAGTATCCGAAGATAAGGATATGCATTATATTTGTGAAAAATATATAAATAAAAAAATTATTGGTGACGCTAAATTACCGAGTGATTGTTATGCACTAAAACACAAAGATAGTTTGACATATTATATTTATGATAATCCGGGAAATTGGCACAAAGAATATTACAAACAAATATTTGATAATAATATTACATTAGATTCAACAGTAGTATTTAATGCATGTGATAACTATATTAAGGGTATTTATTGGATATATTCATATTATAAAGGATATGAAATTGATTGCGAATGGTATTATCCATATAATTTCCCTCCAACATTAAAAGATTTAACAAATCATTCAATTGCATGCGATGAACCAATCATTGAAAAAAATAATAATTTTGTCTCACCCAATATACAATTACTTATAGTATTGCCAAAAGAAAGTTCTCATCTTTTAAAATCTAATTATAAAAAATATATGGAAGATATATATCAAGGTTTATTTCATATGTATCCGGTTAAATATAAAATACAAACTTTTCTCAAAACACACTTATGGGAATGTTGTCCGATATTACCACTAATAAATATTAATTATATTAAAAGGGTTACTGAGAATAATTAAATATTATTTTCTAATTTAATAATACTATCTTTGTTTTTATTATTTGACATATAATACCACGATTTTAAATTAGGATCCCAGCGACATCCTAATTTTTTAGCCTGTTCTTTATTTTTATAAGGGATTTTGATATATTTCTTTTCATATTCTTCTATAATTGGTGGTAATTCTTTATTTTCAGCACAAGATAATTCTATTAAATTAATAGCTAGTTTATTTTCATCACTAATATCATCATCATAATACCATTTTTTTTCATCCTTATCCCATTTTGCTCCTAATTTTTTAACTTCATCTTTATGACTATATGATACTGATATATAGTTTTTATTTTTTTTAACTTTATTTTCAACGTCAATTCCTATTGCTAAATTAGCTAATCTATCTGCATGATAATTGCCAATTGAATGTTCATCTTGTAAATTAGTATGAGCTTTAATATGATGTAATTTAACGTTTTCCTTATTATTCATTAGTTTATGTAATTTTTTCAATAATTTTAAATTAGGAGGTACTTTATCATTTTGTGTTTTCCAATTATTTTTTGCTAATCTTGTAGTGTAATATCCAGCACATTTCATAACATACTCGGAATCCGTATAAATATTAATTCTAATATCAACATCATTTAATATTTCTAATGCTCTGATAATACCTGTTAACTCACCTGTATTATTAGTTTGTTTTCCTTCTACTTTTCCATATTCATTTTTTGTATCATTTTCTTTAAAATATACACCATAACCAGCACACGCATTTTCTTTACCATTATTTACACAAGAACCATCAATGTAAACATTAATAAAATCCATTGTTAATATTATAAAAATAAATTAATAAATCAATTTTTACACATTATTAAACTTTTATTTTGTATTAAATATGTCACTAATATTAGTATGTTTGTGTTTCAACATTATTATTAAAATTTTTAATTCTATATTTACAACATATATATTTAAATAATACGTGAACAAAATAATTACGATAAGGACCTCTTTTTTTTAACTTATCTGCGCTTCTTCTAAATTCCGCCTCTTTATTTTCAGATATTATTTTATCTAATTCACTATCTTTATATATATTTTCTTCTAATTTTAAAAATTCTGCTTTTATTTCTTCAATATTATATCCAATATTATCTACTTTATATTGCATTAAAATAATATTGGATTTGTATATTGTTAACTGCATTAATCTATTGCTTATAAATTCTAATTTTGTTTGATATTTATTAAATCTTATTAAACTCATAATAAAAGTTATTAATGCACCTGTTAATAATGATAATATATCACAAGCTAAATTCCAATTTAAACTATATTTACTAATACTATATAATATTCTATTGTCATCATGTTTTATATCATCTATATTATTTGTTTCTAAATATTTATTACTTGTATCAATAAATATCAATTTAATAGATTCTATAATTGTTAATAAAGAAGATAGCATTATTACTATTATTGAAAGAGTCCAGTATTTTGTATTTATGTAATGGTATATTTCTCTAACAACATTTAATTCATTATCAGCCCAATAAACTTTATTCTGTATTATTTTACTCATAGGTGTTTTATAATTTTTTTCATTATTATCTTTTATAACTACTTCCGTTATTTCATTTTTTAGAGATTGGATTACTGGAATTGCTCGCTCATTATTAAAATTTTGATTTTTTGGTGGTAGAACTTCTCGAATTACTACTTTATTGTCATTATTTTCTAGATTTTTTGATGGTAAAACTTCCGGAATTGATCGCTTATTGTTATTTATTATTTGATTTTTTGGCGGTTGATAGGGATATTGTTCAATAAATGATTGAATAGGTGGTGGACTCATAAATAATATATGATTGTCCATTTTTTCTTGCAGAGAATCTTTTGGTTTAATAAATGGTTCAATAGGTGGTGAAATACATTTACGTTTAGAACCCAATATATTTTTAAAAGGCATTTCAATTATATATTATTTAAACATTTTATATTCTACATCATTTTCATACTCAATTTCAAAACCATTCTTTTTATAAAAATTAACTAGTAGTTCAGTATTATATTTATTTTTATCAACAAATAAATATACTGTATCCACCAATATATCACAAGCTGTACTTAATAATTTTGTTGCATATCCTCTATTTCTATAATTAAAGTCAACGCAAAGCTGATTTAAATAATTATCATGACTGATTCCCAAAAACCCTACTATATTATTTTTAACTTTATAAAGCAATGCCAATTCATATGTATTTATACGATTAAACACAAAACATTGTGTTATTAAAATATTACATTTTATTAATTCAAAATTATTTAAATCTATGATTTTTTTTATTATTATCATATTTATTTTTTATTAAATATATTATATTATTTATAAAACTTTCTTTTGTTATATGCTTAGGATTCCAGCCTAATTTGCACATTTTATTATTATTTATATTATATCTATTATCATTAAATGGTCTATCATCAATATATTCAAGTTTAGAATTACTTTGAGTTATTTTTAATACTAATTTTGCCAATTCTAAAATAGATATAGGATTTTCATAACCTATATTATATATTTCGTGATTAACACCACAATTCATTAATATTAAAATAGCATCTATAATATCATTAACATAAACAAAATCGCGTATTTTATCACCTTTACCATGAATATTAAGAGATTTATTATTAATTGCATTATTAATGAAACCCGGTATTACTTTTTCATTATGCTGATTAAGTCCATAAACATTATTACATCTAACTATGATAATATTGATATTATAAGATTTAATATAAGAATTAATTAATAATTCCGCTGCTGCTTTTGTTGCAGCATAAGGATTTGTTGGATTATACTGGTCTGTTTCTAAAAACTTACTATTATTAGATTCGCCGTATATTTCATCAGTTGAAAAAAATATAATTGGTATTTTATTAATTTTCAATGATTCTAATAGTATATGTGTTGCTGTAATATTATTATCAATAAAATTTTTCAAACAACTATATGACTTGTCAACATGTGTTTCCCCAGCTAGATGAACTATATAATTTATATTATAATCACAATATGTTTTTTGAAAATTATGATATATAATATCTTCTTCTATTAATATTACATTGCTTTTATTTAAAATATTTTTAATATTATCTTTATTACCAGCATAAGTTATTTTATCAATTATAACCAATTTATTAACTTTATCACAAATAGAATTACAAAAATTTGAACCAATAAATCCACAACCTCCTGTAACTAATAAATTAGTATTTTTTAAATTCATTTTAAATTATATTAAGACATATCACTTTATATAAAAAAATATATAACACATAACAAACAATTATTTTTTAAGAAATATAATATTTGCGACAGATAAATCTAGCCTTGTGTCGGCAATCACATTTGCATTTTCTAAATCCGTTTTTATCTTTATTTGTAATTTCCGATGTTGCATGATTCTTTTGAAGATCTATCCATTGACATAGAAAAGTTGGTTTGTTATTTTTGTGAGCTGAGCAACATTTACATGTAGCAAGCCTTGCAATTTCAGCTTCGGGAGTAGTATTCATTGGTAAGAGATCACAAGAATTATCCATAATTGTTTTGATAATAAAATTATAAAAATAATGGCAATCAATTTTTTTATTATAATATAACATATTTTATTCCAAAATAATAGAGATATTTTCATTATATTTTGCAATATATTCGTTTGGAATTTTTTCAAAGGATACAAGAGACATATTAAAATTATATTTATCAATTATATTATTTTCTGTTAAGTATTTATCTCTTTCATTATCTGTCATTTTTGCAAGCATAAGTGCCTTCTCTTTTGTTATATTACTCGAAATTTTTGGAATATTATCACTACGATCACCATATATAGCTTTAAATTGTAAATCAATTTTAGGATCATCATATCCTCGCTTTTTCAACTCTTTGAATTGCATATTATATATAAGAACATTTTTATCAACTAATTGCAAGAAATCGTTATCGTTTGTAATAATAACAATATTTTTTGTTGTGGATTTTTTTAGATTTTTTTGCGTAATATAAACAATGTCATCTCCTTCAAGACGATCAGAAGATAAATTTTTAATTTCCATTTGCTTGATATATTCTGCGAATATATGAAATATTTTTTTATTAAAATTATTTTTCTGTGTTCGAGTAGATTTATACTTATTATACAAATCGTTTCTCCAAATATCGCTTCTTACACAATCATTGCATAATACTATATTATCTTTTGTTGTTTTCCAATATTTACAAATTTTCTTAATATCATTATTAATATGTTTATAAAACGCGCTTATAAATATATTATTATCAACAATATCATTAATATCAACTTCTATTTTTTGAAAAGAAAACCATCTATATGTTGCAAAATATCTATGAAAAATATAGTAACTACAATCAATCAGAATAATATTATTATTTTTATTTAAAGATACGATATTATTCATTTGTATAAATATTATAATATGTCTTATATTTAAATATTAATTGCTATCAATTTTTACTTGCTTTTGTCTTGATTTTTTTGGCAATGTATTTTTTGATTCTTCAAACCATTTTTTTGCTTCAATTAATACTTCTTTTAATTTCTTATTATCTTTTTTGAGATCTTGCCATTCTTGTCTAACTAAATCAAAATTGTTCTTATTTGTATTTTCATTTGGATTATTTTTAAGAATAAATAATCTATATTTTATATAAATATTATAGTCTGTTGGGTAATTTACATTTTTTTCTTTTATATCATTGGTTTTATTTGGTTCATCTTTGTCTTTAATCAAAGGTTCTTCCTTAGTAATTCTTATAATACTGTCTTTTCTTATCCATACTTTTTTCCCATTTTTAATATCAACAATCCATAATTGTTTGTCAAACCCTTCCATTGCTGTTTTTAATTCATAACCTTCGGCTGATAATCCATAGTGTAGAGGTGATTGTTCATTGCCAGTATAAAACATATTATGACAATTAATGCATGCTTTTTTTAAAGACATAATTATATTACAATAATCTTAATATGTGATTTATAATCAATTTTTATATAATTTGTTCTAAAAAAAAAAAAATTGAAGAATAAATAATATCATATTATTATCATTGATATTAGAATATTTATGTCGTTTATAGATATTATTAATAATAAATTTGAGGTTATAATTGATAATTATTTTGATAATAATATATATGCTATAAAAAATCTTACATATATTGAGTCTGATATAATATCGTTAATAAAAGAAAAAAAATATAATAATATGTTTAATGATAATATAGATACTATATTCCAAGATTTCAAGAGCAATTATGTTGATTATAAAAGCGTTATTGATAGCTTAATTATAGAAATTAAACAAGAATATAATGTTTATTTAAACAATCTTGAAAAACAACATTTAGAATTAATAAAAACACAAACATATATAATTAGTGAACAATAATTATACTTTTATTAAATAAAGAAGCATAGAAAAATGGCTGCTAAACTTAATATTATAAATATAATGATTTATATATGGATTTTTTGCCTGTATATATTAATATCAAAAATTATTTTTGGTATATTTTGGCTATTTATAAATATTACATATGTTTTTAAAGATTTAAAAGACTATACGATTAGTTATAACTCACCTATTATGGGACCACTTGCACATGGTTATGATATTATTACAGCTGGTCCTATGATGATTATATGGGCAGGAATGTTTTTTATAATTACTGTTGTAATTTTACTTTTAATGGTTATCTGGTTAATAATAAAAAAGATCTTTTTTATATCATTTTTAGCTAATAAATCACCATTCAAAGAATTAACTCCAATATTTGAAGTAATATTAAAAAAAATACCATTTAAGCCAGTCTTTAATAAATATAATAATGAACTAATTGAAATATTACAAAATGCTAATAGAGAATTAACATCAGACTTGCAAGATGCTATGAAAAAATATAAAAAAAAATCCTTTGAAAATTTTACTAATAAAAAAGTTATAGAAACCTTTTCGTCAAATAAAGAATATATTGAAGATGATTATTATAATGAGCTAAAAAATTATTATAAATTAAAAGATAACTATTATATTGGTGCATATAAAACTTATAAACATAGTGATGAAGCATCATTATATAAAAATTATAAAATAATAACGCCTGATATGGATGATAATGAGGTATCTGGTGTTATTAGTGAAAATAACATAGTTTCCAGTAGAATATCATTACAATCTATGGTTTCTAAGAAATTTAAAATATAAGTCTTTTATATCTTATTAAAAGTAGAGTATGGAAATATTTAAGTATCTAATATTTGCAATAGCAATATTAATAGTATTTGCATATATTTATACTTATATCAAGGAACAAAATATTGTACAATTTTATTATTATGCAATACAATATCAATTATATGATGTTTACAAATCAAAAATAGGATATTATGATATATTATTTAATTTTACATTTGTATTTATTGTTATGATATTATCAATAGTATTATATTGGGATTCTGTTTATAAAAATGCGAAGAAAATATCGAATTGCAATAATATTATGAAAATAATTGAAGAAAATAAGGTTAGTAAAACTCCTTATATATATAATATTATAATAATTAATCACGATAAAATATCTTTATCATCTCATAATTTTTTAATTAAAATAATTTATAATTTTAAATCTAAAAAAACTAAAATTGAATATGGTACAGATACAGGTACAGATAATAATGTATTCAATTCCATGGGTCCAGAATATGATAAAATATTAAATATTGTTAAAATTTTAAAAGATGATAGTAGTACTGATAATAATATCAAACATAAATATTTAAATAATTATAATAAATTATATGATTTAATAGCTAAAAGTGATGAAATAGATGAAAAAAATTTTAATATAAAATTAATTGATATATTTGATAATAATAATAGTATTAAAAATGAAATTATTGAATTTATTAAAATATATGATATAGAAAAAGCTGAAAAAGCAATTAGTATATTTAGTAAATATAATAATGAAATTTATGAAGATACAAGTGATATAAATAAAATTAAAAATTATATCAAAAGATTGTATAATGAACTAATAGAATTATTAGAAATATCATCATATAAATCAATGAAAATGGCTAAAATAGGTCTAATTGAAAATTCAGAATTATATAAAAGAGCTTTAAAATATAAGAATAATAAAAATAATTATAAAAATTTTAACTATTTTGATTTAAATACTATGAATGGAATGTCTATTGATAATATTAATATGGCATCATTGAATAGTACTAAGTATAAATTTGTATGTGTAGATAAAGATGATAAAGAGATAAAAACATATACAGCAAATAAATTAATAGAATTTACAAAAGAGTTTTCTAAAAATAAATTTTATAATACTTCTATAATATATAATATTCTATTTGCTAATAAAAATAAAGATAAAATATCATTATAAAAGTAGATTATAATGAGTAATAGTAATTTAGTTAATTTAATATTTTATGCATATCAGAAAATTTTACTAAATATTGAAGCAAATGCTCAGTATGTATTTTATACTCTGTCATTAATTAAAAATAATACATATAAGATCCCATATTATCAACATTTTATTAACTTATTATTTATATTTATTGTAAATGTAATATTTTATATATTGTATAGAGATTTAGTTTACAGAGATGCTAGTAAAATTAAAAGATGCAGAGATATAAAAGATACAATAGAAATCAATAAAACATATGAGAAACCTTATGTTTATAGAGTTTATATAATACAAAAAAACTTAGCAAATGATATTCTCAATAATTTTAGTATATGTTTAGAGTATGATTTTATAAATGAAAAAACTATTGTATATTTTGGTAAGTCAGAAAATGTAAATGGTCTTACTTTTTCTGATTATGTTTCTGAAACAGATAATTCTAATTTAAATAAATCGCGGTTCTCTAATGCATTTTCATATTTTAGTTTAGATAAATTAGATACTGAATTCTTACAATATGATAATGGAGAAAAACTATTTTATATAAATAAAAAAATAATAACAGATGGTAATTATTTATATATTGTAGCTACACCAGATAATAAGAAAATATTAGATGATGTTTATGCTAAAAAGTTAGCTAAGTTTGTTAAAAGATTTGGTTTTGATAATACAACTGAATTATCACCAATATATAATATTTTATACGCAATTGAACATAATAAAAATAGTGCAACTATATAAAAACATCATTTAATGCTTCACGTAATTTATCTACATTTTCTTTATTTTTAATTTTTGGATAATTAATGATAAATTCAATATACATATTACCCTTACTTTTACCATTTAAAGTAGGCAATCCTTTTCCTTCAACTAAGTATTTCTTAGAATTATATACTACACCAAAATTTGTAGTATCAACATCAATAGTTTCTTTAAAATATGGTATTTTAAATTTTTCACCAATAATTGAATTAATAAATGATATGTGTTTTTTATAATATAAATCATTACCTTTTCTCTCAAAATCCTTATGTCTTTCAATTTTGATACCAATAATTAAATCACCAGGTTTAATATTATTATTTTTTGGCTGTTCTCCTAATTCCGGAAATGCAGTTTTATAATTTTCATCTACACCTTTGGGAATAATTAGTGTAGCTCTCTTTTCTTTATTATAAAATCCTTTACCATTACATATTTTGCATCCCATTTTGCCTTTAATTATATTACCACTCCCTTCACATTTTATACATTTTGTTTGAAAAACAGTTTGCATTATACCCATATTTTGTATTCTATGAATACTACCTTTACCATCACATTCAGGACATAAAATATTACATTCCATACAATATTTTTGTATAGTTATATTTAATTCTTTTTTAACACCATTATAAACATCGTCCAGAGTTAAACTAAATGTTTTTTGTATTGAATCTGCTTTTGTAGGTCTTCTTGGTTCTCCACCTCTACCAAATCCTCCAAAATTACCAAAGAATTCATCTTCAAAACCACCTTTTCTATGGTTTTTAAATATGGCTTCAAAAATATCATGAGGATTTCTCATATGTCCACTATTTCCACTATTATTATAATTTTCATCACCATACATATCATATTTTTGTTTTTCTTCTTTGTTACTTAATACATTGTATGCATTTGATATTTCCTTGAATTTTTGTTCAGCTTCTGAATTATCTTTATTTTTATCAGGATGATATTTCATAGCTAATTTATGATAAGCCTTTTTAATATCGCTTTCAGATGAATTTTTATCTATACCAAGAGTATCGTAAAGTTTAAAATTTCCCATTTATAATTTCTATTATATATATCTTTTATATATTATATTTTATATTTTGAGTACATAATTCTCTAAATATCTTTAAAATCTATAAAGTTTATAAAAATCATAGAAAAATAAAATTATGTACTCTTTTTTTTTTATTAAGAATTAAATATATATATTATTATAGAAATTCATATGATTTCTAGTGATATTAAACATAGAATAAGTGAAACTACAAGAATTAGACAGAAATATCCAGAACGCATTCCTATCATAGTAAAGAAATCAGCAGGATCTACTTTAAAGGATATTGATAAATGCAAATTTCTCGCTCATGTTGATATGACACTTAGTCAGTTTATAGTTATCATTAGAAAACGTATTAAAATTGGAGCAGATCAAGCTATATTTGTATTTATTGAAAACATTTTACCACCATTAACATCTACTATGGCATATTTATATGAACATATGAGGAACGAAGATGGATTTTTATATATATATTATAATGGCGAATCAACATTTGGAATATAAATAGAAAGATAAAATTAAAAATTGATAAAGTACTATAAATAAATTATTACCAATAAATAAGCTATTACAATCTTTTCAAAATAACTTTTCCAAAATCATAGATACAAAACAAGCCATCAAAGCAATGTTTACGGTGACCAGGAGCAATAATGAAAAGTACGACATCTTTAAGGTAAAAAAAATCAAAAAAATAAACCGCAGGACATTCGGTAATATTTCATTTGTTATAGAAGATGACAATTCATCCGACACAGATGAAGAATATGATACCAAATATGACCCATACGACTACGACACATTATTTGACCTAGACTAAGATATTAGCTCTTTGTATCCACCTACAAACTTAGCATCCTTAAATATCATAGGAAAATGTATGTATTTGATCTTTGTATATTTTTGTATTTTTTTATAAAACGCATCTCTATCACGTAATGTAGATATATAATCATCGCAATTAATTATTTTTTTATCAAACTTTATTTTATCACATGACATCTTACAATATTTGCAATTTGATATAGAATAAATAGTGTACCCTTTTTTTCTAGGAGGAATAAATCTTTTACTCATTTCTATCAATAATAAAAGTTAATAAAAATAAACTATTTTTTACTATTCCAATTACTAGCAGCTTTTTTGAAAGCTTGCTGATGTGTTAGCTTTGGATTTTCTTTTTTAACCTTTTGTAATTCAGTTTTCATAAATTTATTATACTCAGATAATTTACGAGACTTTTTAGATGCTGCTATTTTTTTACCACCATTTTGTGTTTCACATCCACATCCACAATTATTACCTCCCTTAGGCATTATTACTTTATATTATACTTATAAGCAATATTTTATTTATTTTTTGTATCAAAATTAATAAAAGAATTTAATAGATTTTTATGTTTCTTACTATTTATATGTCTGTAAATATGATAATTTCTGAAACATACATATGTTATTCCACACTCACATTCAACAATATTATTTATTTTTTTTAAATTATAATTTTCCTTAGCTTTTTCTTTATATTTAAATTGTATTATCTGTGTTTTTTTTCTACATAAATCACAATATAAATAATATATTTTTTTATTTTCATTTTTATATTAAAATTTTTCAAAATTCTTAACAGTATGACATTTAGTACATTCCATATATTAATTTTGCATGCTAAATATTATTTAAAAATGAGATATCAATTTTTATTTTTTTAAATAATAAAAGCAATTAGTATTAAAGATAGCATTCTATAAATAGATATAAAGTAAATTTTTATTTATATAATAAATGTTAAAGGAGTTTTTATTACTAACAATATTTTATGCTCTTGAATTATTTAAAGCACATAATAATATTGCAAGCTTAAAAAGATATAATTTATTAAATGATAAAGTATCTCTATTAAATTCTAGTATTACAAATATGTATAAATATATCAATGAATCTGAAATCAAAATAATATCTAAGTAATATGTTTATTATATAATAGAATAAAGGATGAATTACGAAATTATTGATGGTATTAAATATAAAAAATGCAAAGAATATCAAGAAAGACATCCAAAAACAATGAGATGTAGAAATAAACTTATTGCAAAACCTGGATATGATATTATAAAAAATAAATTATATAAAAAATGCAAAGAAAATCAAGAAAGACATCCAAAAACATTGCGTTGTAGAAAAGCAAATAAAATATGTTATAATAATATGCTAGAATATGATGGTATTAATAGTTGTTACATAGACTCTTTATTAGTTTCCCTTTTTTCGTCTGATAATGATATAGTATATGAATTATTTTTTAAAAGCGAATTAAATGATAAAAAGTTAGAAGATAGCGCTTTATTAGTTAAAAATGAATTATTAAATATTTATTTAAAAATTAGAAAGAAAAGTGATGGTGAAGATAATTATAAATGTAGTAATTTAAGAAAATTATTACAAGATTTTAAAAAGAAATATAACAAGGTATATCCAAATAATACTATTGATCAAAATAATTGGCAACGTTCACAATCTGAACCTGTTCAAACATTTGAATTTTTAAATATAATATTAAATTTTAAAGATACAACTATTATGCAATTAAATAATTGGGGTACTAATAATAGACCTACTAAAAATATATTAAAAACAACTCCTATTACTACGCGTAAACAAAATAACTCAATAATTTATAGATTACCTTGTGAAAAAGGTAAAAAAAACCTAAATATATCTGATAAATTACCAAGTACAATAAATATTACTAAATTTGATAAAGATAATATGTGGAAACCCACAAGTAATACTATATATAAATATAAGGTTGAAGAGGTTGAATTAATATCTGCTAAATTGTTATTTGTTCATATAGATAGATTAGTATATGATAGAAGTGTGGGTGGTATAATAAAATTAGAAACAAATGTAAAACCTGCTAGAAAAATCACATTAAAAAATAATAGTGTCAAATATTTACATTCTATTATTATTCATAATGGTGGAATAAATACGGGACACTATACTTGTTTATTTAAATGTAAAAATAATAATAACAAATGGTTCTTATACGATGATTTAAAAAAAGAATTAAAATATGTGGGGACTTTTACAGAAGTTGTAAAAAACAAAAAATATATGACATGTTGTACAGATTTAATATATATATAAATATAATATGCGAATAATATCATAATGAAAGTATTATTTTACGGAAGTCGTGGGTGGATTGGTAAGCAATTTGTTGAATATTTAAATGATAATAATGTAAATTATATTGAAGCAAATGCAAGAGCAGACGATGAAAATGCAGTTGAAAATGAAGTAATTAGATATAGTCCTACGAATATAATATCATTTATAGGCAGAACATATGGTGGAAAGTATAATACTATTGATTATTTAGAACAACCGGGAAAATTAGTAGATAATATAAGAGATAATCTTTATGCTCCAATCGTACTTTCTATTATAGCAAAAAAATACAATATTCATTTTACCTATTTGGGAACTGGATGTATATTTAATGCTGATAATCCAAATAAATCATATGTAGATGATGATGCTAAACCAGATTTTTTTGGGTCTTCTTACTCAATTGTTAAAGGATATACTGATAGATTACAGCATATGTATAGTGATAACACACTAAATCTAAGAATTAGAATGCCAATTGTTAATTATTATCATGATAGAAATTTTATAACTAAAATACTAAAATATGATAAAATATGCTCTGTGCCTAATTCAATGACGGTGCTTAGTGATATGTACCCTGTAATTTTGGATATGATGAATAAAAAAACTACTGGGACATTTAATATGGTTAATAAAGGTATTATTTCCCATGATGAAATCTTAGAAATGTATAAAAAACATATAGATAATGATTTTACATGGAAGAATTTTAGTATTGAAGAACAAAATCTAATATTACTATCTATGAGATCAAATATTCAATTGTCAAACGATAAACTTTATAACTTATATCCTAATATTCCTGATATTAAAACATCAGTAGAAAATTGTATTAAAACATATCATAATAAATCATAAATTTTCAAATTTATTAATATAATCTTCTAGTGTGCCATCATTAATGATTTCTTTATTACATGGAATATATAGATTTTCTACTTCTGATAAATGCTGTTCGAAATTTTGCTCACCTATACCATTTGTAATTGAAGGTCTAATAACTTTAATAATATCTATATCTAGATGTTTTATTTTTTCGTATTCGTGAATAAATCTAAGATCACTTATTACATATGTTTTATTATCTTCTATTTTTGATAAAAGAATATTTGCGAAATAATCCCTGCCAATATTTGGAATCAATTCTTGAATTTTATGCTGTAATACTTCTGTGCCAATAAATTGTAATGCTTTTCTAGGACTAATACCCCATCTTTCGTCAATAGTATCTTTTTCATCATTATTACCATCTATTAAACCTACTTGCTCGTCACTGAAATTAAATAGTTGTTTTACTAATTCTTTTAAAGGTTCTGCAAAAGATAATTTTGTATATCCATATTTATTAACTATATGATTTGCTAAAACATCTTTACCACTACGTTTAGTACCACAAATAGCTATAATTCTCTTCATTATATTTATTATATTTATAAATAATATCAATTTTTAAATATAAAAAATATATAACACACAATCACAATATATATTAATTAGTTACATGGATAGTATCTACTCGCTGGCTTCCTCCTGTATCTCATCGGGACTAGTCTTTTTTTCTTTTTTAACGATTGCCTTCCTACCTGGCTTCTTTTTGGGTGCTTCTACAACTTCCACAATTTCCTTTTCCTCCTCATTTTCCTCCTTTTTATCTGAAACCTTCTTTTCTTCATTAGAAGGGGCTTTTGCGTTTTCAGTCTTCTGACCCTGCCAGAGCTTGGCAATTTCTGCAAAGATTTCAGTTTTATCCATCTCAGGATTAGCCTCCTTAATCTCAGCATACTTCTCCTTTACGAAGACGTTGTATGCCGAAGGAGCACGCTTCTCCTTAGGATTACCATCTTTATCAACACCCTTTTTGCGCTTGGGCTTTTCAGCCTTTACAGCCTTAGCTTCCTTTGCTTTTTCCTTGTAGTCCTTCCAGAACTGCTTGCAATACTCATCAATATCCTTTTTGGTGTTAAGAGCCTCTGGCATGTTCTCGACGAGAACCTTGAAAGCAGCGTTGGCAGTGGTCATAGTTGAGATTGAGTTGATTGGATAAACTTCTCTGGATTTAGTTTCTTGTATCGATTTGCCTTACACAGATAACTATTATCTGCTAAGACACACTGGTTATGTGGTAATAATTTCTGTTATAGTTCATATATCAATTTTTATATTTTTCTGGACAAATTTATTCCATGTTAAGTAATAATTATTAATAAAAAGATATTGAAAATAAAAAATTGATATTTAAGAATTAAGTTTATTGTTTATAATAACAATTCAATGTTTGAGTCTAACAATTGCTGGGATATTCTTGATACTTATTTTCAAAAAGGAGGTTCGCCCGAATCATCTAATCCATTGGTAAAACATCAAATAGACAGCTATAATAAGTTTATAGATAACACATTAGGTCAAATTATTGCAGGATTTAATCCTATAAAAATTAAGGTTGCAAATCCTAAAAATGATTTGGGTTCAGATAATACTTATTGCATTTCTATAAATATTTTGCAACCAAGTGTTACAAAACCTAGCTATCAGTTACCAGATGGAACTCAAAATATTATGACACCTTATATTGCAAGAATGAATAATATGTCGTATTCTAGTAGTGTTTATGTAAATGTTCATATTATTACAGAAGTTACAAATAAAAATGGTATGACTGAAAAGTTTGATAAAACTGTAAATAATATTTATATTGGAAAAATTCCAATTATGGTTAAATCAAAACTTTGTGTTTCAAATCAGATACCGGGAATTTGTGAGGAAAAAAATAATGAATGTATTTACGATTTTGGTGGTTATTTTATTATTAATGGAAATGAAAAAGTTCTTATTTCACAAGATAGAATTAATGAAAATAAGACACTTGTATTTCAACCTAATAATAATAGCGAAGGATTATATGCAGAAATTAGATCTATATGCGATTCGTCTTATTTGCCACCTAAAACAACTTGTCTTAATATGAGTGGTAAACTAAACCATATGGGTCGTATTATTAGAATCAATACATCATTCTTACGTTCAGAAGTTCCTGTATTTGTAATATTTCGCGCCCTAGGTATTACAAGTGATAAAGAGATTATTAATCATATTGTTTATGACATGAATCAAGAGAAAAATGAAAGAATTATATCTGAACTTATGGCTTGTTGTGAAGATGCATGTGATATTACTACACAAGAACAAGCAGAAAATGTTCTTATTAAGATTATGATTGGTGCAAATAAAAATAATGAACATGAAGAAAATAGAGAATTATTGCGTAATAATCTTATTAATGATTTTCTACCTCATGTAGGTAAAAGTTATAGACGCAAAGCACTTTATGTTGGTTATATTATTCGCAAAATGATTCGCATTTATCTTGGTTATGATACATATGACAATCGTGATTCATATATTAATAAACGCGTTGATACACCAGGTATCCTAATGTCAAATTTGTTCAGACAATGCTATGGTAAAATGACAAAGGAACTTAAATCTGCGATTGAAAAGGAGTTAGGTCTTTGGAGAGGTAATAGTAATACGCCTATATCTAATATTATTTCAGATATTAGTATTACTAGATTCTTTAAACAATCATTGCTTGAATCGTGGATTAAATATTCATTGTCAACTGGAAATTGGGGAATTAAAAGTATGGGAACTTTTCAAAATATTAAACAAGGTGTTTCACAAGTTTTAAATAGAATGTCTTATGCAAGTACATTATCGCATTTGCGTAGAATTAATACAGCTATGGAAAAGAACGGCAAATTGGTTCAACCACGTAAATTAGATAATTCCCAAATTGGAATGATATGTCCAGCGGAGACACCAGAAGGTAGTTCAGTTGGACTAGTTAAAAATATGGCTCTTAGTACAAATATTTCAATATCTATGAATAGTACACATATTAGGAAAATTCTAATTGAGCTTGGAATTAATACGTATGATGACAGTTTTAGTTATGATTATAATAAATCATCAATGGATTTTCTAAAAAATATGGGCAATGAAAATAATGTTTATGTTATGATAAATGGTGATATTATTGGATATCATTGTAATCCAAATGAACTTTATTGCAAATTAAAACATTATAAGAGAAGTGGTATTATTCATCCAATGACATCCATAGTTTGGAATATTCAACGTTCAAATATTATAATTAGTACCGAAGCAGGACGTATGTATAGACCACTATACATAGTAGATTATGATAAAAAAACTAATAAAAGTGTTCTTAGAATTGAACGTATTCTAAAAAGAAAAAATATTAGTTTTAAAGAATATATTAAAGACAAGCATTTTGATTATTTCATAGTACCAAATGAAATAGTAACAAACCACGATGATCCAGAAAGCTATTTGGATGAAGAAGGTTTTATTGAATATATGGATTGTGATGAAATTAATAATGCCATGATTGCTACATTTCCAACTGATCTTGATGAAGGAATTAAAGGTACCGCATTACCACCATGTTATACACATTGTGAAATTCATCCAAGTTTAATTAATGGTATTTTAGGTGTAAATATTCCATTTAGTGACCATAATCAATCTCCAAGAAATTGTTATCAATGTGCAATGGGTAAACAAGCACTTGGCATTTATACAAGCAATTTCAATAAAAGAATTGATACTATGGGTAATATCTTGAATTATCCTCAAAAATCCCTTGTATGTACTAAGCTTTCAAAATATACTATGGCTCATAAATTACCATCCGGTGTTAATGCGATAGTAGCAATTATGACACATACAGGATTTAATCAAGAAGACAGCATTATGATAAATCAATCAGCATTAGATAGAGGGCTATTTACAAGCACATATTATAAAGCAGTGAGAGACGTTTGTAATAAAAATCATAGTACAGGTGAAGAAGAAATCTTTACAAATCCTGAAAATAAATCTGTACAAAAACCATATTCATATAACAAATTGGATAATGATGGATTTGTACCAAAGAATACTTATGTTAATGGTAATGATGTAATAGTTGGTAAAGTTATGCCAAAAAAAATAAATGGTGAAATTAATTATCACGATAATAGTCTTGTTATGAAAGCCAATGATGATGGTTATGTCGATATGAATTACAATGGTATTAATAGTGAAGGATATAAGTTTTGTAAAGTTAGAATTCGCAAAAACAGAAAGCCAGAAATTGGAGATAAATGCGCCAGTTGTAGTGCACAAAAAGGAACTATTGGTATGACATATAAACATCAAGATATGCCATTTACAAAAGATGGTATTGTACCTGATATTATCATGAATCCTCATGCTATTCCATCGCGTATGACTATTGCGCAATTAATGGAATGTATTATGGGTAAAGCAGGCTGTCATATTGGTGCTTATGGCGATTCAACACCATATAATGATTGTTCTGTTGAAGATATTGCAAAAGTACTAGAAGAGTCCGGTATGGAAAGATATGGTAATGAAATTCTATATAATGGACGTACAGGAGAACAAATTAAAACCGAGATATTTATTGGACCTACATATTATCAGAGATTAAAACATATGGTTACAGACAAAATTCATTCACGTGGTTCAAATGGACCAATTGTTATGCTTACAAGACAACCGAGTGAAGGTCGTGCACGTTCTGGTGGGTTGCGTTTAGGTGAAATGGAGCGCGATTGCTTTATTGCGCATGGTACGGCCAATTTCCTTGCAGAGAGAATGCTGCACGTTTCTGATAATTATAGAATATTTGTTTGTAAATATTGTGGAATGCATGCAAATGTTAATACAGATAAAAATATTTATAGCTGTAAAAATTGTAAAAATAATACAGATATAGCACAAGTACGTATGCCATATGCATTTAAGCTACTTAATCAAGAGCTGTATACTATGAATATTATGATGAGATATATTTGCAATTAATTAAATAGTTTGTTTATCTTAGCTATATTTTTATCAGATAAATTGTTTAAATTTTTTATTAATGTAGCAAAAAACATATCATCCTTATATTTTATATTATATAATTCTGCATGTTTTTTATTAGTAATATTTAATAAATCAAAATAATCTTTGTTTTTTAATAATATATTATCACTTTTCTCATTATAATAAGGCAAATTGCAATTATTAACAAATATATTTTCAATATTTTTTGTTTTAATAATTTTTTCACCATATAAATTTGTTAAATTTTGATATACATCTCTATATATTATATTTTCATATTTTGGGCATTTTATTTGCCTATTTTTATAAGTAGTTGTATTATTTTCTATATCATCAATAAAAACAATTTTATTATTGATATCATCTTTTAATTTATATTTATTTTTTATATGTTCTACTATTATTTTAATAGATTTACCTTTAAATGGAATAGTATCTTCTCTTGTAAAATATGGTTTATTAAATTTAATATTTGCTACTTTTTCTATTGATTCAACTAAACCATTATGAACCCATTCATATGATGATGCTGTATATACATAAAATTCGCATTTTTTATATTTTTTTTTACAAAAATTTATAAAATCAATAAATCCAGGTCGCAATAATCCGTTTCTCATATCATCAGTAAAATCTAGCTTCATAGGTTTAATATTATCATTTGTATCTATTATATTTTTATTTATATTATATTCATTTAAAATATAATATACTTTTCCAATTATTGCATTATCTATATCAAAAATAAATATATATGGACATTTCATTATTATTTATCTATTCAAATAATATAAAATAATATCAAATGAAATATTTATTTATATTTTTTTATATTTATAATGCATGCAGTTTTCACATTATTAATAATCTTGCATTGAAACCTATTCAAAAACTAAATGTTACTATTATTGGTGCTAGTATATCTGGATTATCAACAGGTATAGCTTTAAGTAAAAATGGTTTTAATGTTAATATTTATGATAAGGCTCATAAAATTAGACCATCAGGTTCAGCAATAGGGTTTTTTAATAATGGTAGAGAATCTTTAAAAAAAATATCTAGTAGCGCGTTAAAAGATATAAATCAAAATACATTACATAAAACGCGAAATATAATATATGATATTAATAATAATCTTATTAAAATTGAAAATAATGAGTTTGATTTAACATCTTATTTGTGTATTCAAAAAGCATTATTAAAACAAATACCGAGTAATATGATTCATCTTAATCATACATTTACAAATTATAGTATTGACAGTAATACGCAAAATATTAATGTGGTATTTAAAGATAAAAATATTAATACAGATATTTTAATTGGCGCAGATGGTATAAAATCACGTGTTAGAGATTGTTTATTTGGAATTAAAAATATATATTACTACGATAAAAGTATTTTTCGTGGAATTGTAAAAAAAGAAAATGTAGCAAATAAAGATTTACTTCTTAGACTTGAAACTGATAGCATTTCTTGGATTGAAGAAAAAGCTGGCAATTTATTTACATGGAGAGAAATAGGTGGTAAATATATGTCATTTACAGGTACAAAGATGTATAATAATAATAGAATTAAAAAATATTCAAAAAAAGCTGAAATTAAAAGAATATTTTATGATTATCCATTGATTGTAAATGATATTATTAGTGAAGTTGATGACAATGCTATACATATATCTGGTATAAATGATATTAATATGTGTGATACATGGCACAAAAATAATGTTATGTTGATTGGCGATGCTGCACATGCGATGACACCTGGATTAGGTATGGGTGCAAATGTAGCATTTGAAGATGTAGCTGAACTAATGCATTATTTGAAACCTGATAAATCATCAATAACTGAAAATATTAATAAATGGGAAACATCTCGTAAAGAAAGAGTGAAAGAAATACATTCTGTATCTCGTGAAAAAACAATAGATAATAATAAAAATAGAAATATAAACAATAAACATTATAGAAAATTTCTAGATAATGTTGTTAAGTATAGACCCCCATAACCATTAAAATGGTAGTATTTAAAGATATATCAAGTTATATATAATAATAAAAAAAATAATTAGTATTTTTAAGAACTTTGTTAATGAAATTGGTTCTAATAATCAACTGATGCTAGGGGAGATGGAATGTAAAAAAATGTAATAATACTATGACAAATATTAATTCTGTTTATCAAAATAGAGATCAATGTGGTGATATTATTTGCAAAACTCCCGTTAAAGCTAGCGAATATAATAATCAATATTTATTTTTATAATAATTATTCCATATGATATATTGTTTTATGGTATTTATTTTATTATTAATATCTGAAAAAAATATATTCCAATAACATATTATTAAAATTATATTAGAAAATAATTATATTAATATAGTGGGATATGGATAAATATATTAATACATTACCTGATGATATAATTGATAAAATTTATTCAAAAATATATTATCCACAAAATTCTGATTTATTATCTGAAATAAAATTAGTTTATTTTATTAATAATAAATTAGTAAAATATTATGGAATATATAACGTTTGTTGTTGTGCGATAACACATGATGAATATTATATGAATATTGAATTTATATCTTTGCAGTATATTGAAAAATTACATGACAAAATAAATAGTTTAACATATACCGAAGTTAAAAATACACTAAATCGTATAATTGCAAAAATGTCTCTTGAAAAAAAATACTCATTTATATTTTACATGACAGATAGAACAATAAAGCAAGATATTCAATATAAAAATAACTATATTAAATATATCATAAATAATATTATTAATAATAATCTAAATAGGTAAATTATTATATTTGTATATATCAAAATGTTCTTGTATAATATGTATTATATAAAATAATATATGAAAATTAATTAAAAATGGCCAATTATTGTAAAATAGTAAATTATAATTCATAGTATATAAAGCTATACATTGAGATAATATCATTGGATGAGGAATATATCCATAAGGAAATTTTGAAATATAAAATTTTTTTTTATTTATGTATCCTAATTCAATACCAAAATAACATCCATCTATGCCAAGTAAATAAGCTGAGTAACCTGATAAAATATTACCAGATATAATTATAATTATACTTAATAAATTATTATAAACACATGATAAAGATGTAAAAGTTGATATATATAATGAATATAATTGTATCATAGATAAATATTTATAAAATATAACATCTCTTTTAAATTTGTTATAATTAATTATTCCACGATAATAATAAACAAGTATATATTGAATATAATGTATAAAAGATGTACCAATTAAAAATATTTTATAGTCTGTAAAATAACTTATGATAAATAAGGTTAATATATAATAAATATTACTATATTCTTTTTTTATTATTTTGCATTCTCTAAAATCCCAGAGATGTACAATATGTCCTTTTGATACTAGATAATCAGTTATATAAACAAATATGAGGGGTAATATACCAAAAAATTTATATAAAATAGTATTATTATAAATTATTTTTGATTTTATAGAACTCGTT